GGGCGATACCCCAGACCGCGCCCGGGGCGCGCACGACTCGGCGAGCAGCAGCTCGTCGCGCCGCCTCGGTCCTGCGCCACAGTGCGCGAGCAGGGGCGGCAGCAAAGCGCCCCATGTGACCGATGCCGCGTGCGGTGCGCGCGACGCCGCGCCCCGTGGATCGCAGCGCGCGCCCTGTGTTGGCCATGCCGCGGCGGGCGGCGCTCGCGGCGGGGCGCACCATGCCGAGCCGGTTTCGGATGCGGGGCGTGCGCGTCCTGGTCGAGGGCGTGCTCTTGTGCTTGCCGGGGCGGCGGTGCCTGCCCGCGCCCGTGGGCGTGGGCGTTTGGGGCGTTTTGAGCCGCCCCGCCCCGCGGCCGTCGAGCGGGCCGAGGGCGCCCCGCCGGGTACGACCCGCCCCCGAGCCCGCCCCGAGGGCGCCGCCCCGGCGGCCGGACCCGCCCCGCCCCGATCCGCCCCGCCCCGACGCTCTGCCGGACGCCCCGCCCCGAGTCCGCCCTCGGTTCGCGGCGGCCGCCCCGCCCCGCGTGCGCCCCGCCCCGGTCGTTGTGCGGGTACGAACCGTGCGGCGACGCTGCAGGATCCCGCCGACTGTCAGGGCGGCGGCGGTTCCTGCGGCCGCGGCGATCCCCATCGGTCCGGCCACTTGATAGGCGGCGGTCGCCATGACCGCCGTGCCGTTTCCGGCGCCGATGACGAGCGGCTCGATCGGTACGCCGCGGCGGCGCGGGGTGCGCTGCTTCGGCTCGGCCTCGGCGGGGTGCGGGGCAGGTACGGGTGCGGGCGGCGGCGCGGCGGCCGCCGGGTCGGGTGGTGTGGGCGCGGCCTCGGTCACTGCGGGCGGTGCTGCGGTGTCGGACACCGGTCTGTCTCCTTCACTGCGACTGCAGTCGTAGGTCGTGCGCGGGTGTGTCCCTGTGCGCCTATGCGCTGGTGAGAGGGGGTCAGGTTGCGTCTGTGACTGCAGTCGTAGTCACAGACGGGGTGACGTCAGCCGGTTCGGCGCTTGCCGGTGAGGTTGATCCGGACACGCGAGGCGGGCGGGCCGACGGGCTCGTCGGGCGGCGGGTTGAGCGGCTGCTCGCCGCGCCTGCCGAGCAGGTTGATACGGACCCGAGATGCGCGCTTGGGCGTGGTCATGGGGTGTGTCCTTCCTAGGAACCGGTGAATGCGCGGACGTTCGTCGAGCCGAGTTCGAGCAGCCGCGGGTCGGCCGTCTCGACCTCGTCGCGCAGCTTCTGCGCGTGCCGGCGGGAGGTGTAGGGGTAGCCGTGCTCGGCCTCGGCTTCGAGCAGCTTGACGATCACGCCCTCGCCGGGCCGGCCGTTCAGTTCGGCGTACAGCGCCCGGATCTTCCGCTTCACCTCGTCACGGGTCGGCGGACGCTGCTCATCACGGGGCGTCTCGTCCTCGTCGGCGGGGCGCTCCGGGGCGCCCTGGTCGTCGCCCTCGTCTGCCCGCAGGGTGCCCTCGGGTTCCGGGGCGGGGCGTTCGGGGGCGCCCTCGTTCGGCGGGGCGGGCTCGACCGGGGCGCCCTCGACGCCGGGGGCGGGGCGCTGCGGGGCGCTCTGTTCGGGGGTGGTTGAGGGCGGGGCGAGTAGCACGAGGGCACCCTGCGGGGCGGGGGCGAACATTGAGGCGCCCTCGTCCCATGCCGGGGCGTAGCCGCCCTCGTACGCGGCCTCGGGCAGCGGGGCGGGCGGGGCGGTGGTGACGACGACCGGGGCGAGGGGGCGCCCGTACCGGGTGAGCCGCAGCGCGAGCACGGCCTCGAACGGTGCCTTCGAGCGCCACCTGCGCCCGTACCGGTGCCGCAGCCGAGCGCGCTCGGTCAGCCGCTCTTGTTCGAGGGCGATCACTTGCTCGTACGACCGCAGTTCCCACAGCTTCATACGCCGCCACAGACGGAACGTCGAGATCGGGTCGAGCAGCCATCGCGACAGGCGTACCGATTCCATGTGCTTCGCGGCGCTGATGTCCGCGGCGATCCCGATCGCGTGCCTAGCCGCCTCGACGACGACCACGAACAGAACCGGGATCACGGCGTGCATGCCGACGCCGATCGGATCGGGCCACGCGGCCGCGCCGTTGAACGCGATCGTCGCCGCGGTGAGCAGCCACGCGGTTTGGCGCAGCAGCCCGAGCGGCATACGCAGCCATGTGAGCAACATGTCGAGGGCGAGCAGCACGAGAATCCCGGCGTCGAGACCGATCGGGAAGAGCAGTGCGAACGCCCCGAAGCGCTTCGCTTCCGCGAGGGTGCGAACCGCGGCGTACGAACCGATGAACCCGATCAGGGAGATCACGGCAGCGCCGAGGGCAACGCCTGCGACGAGCCTGCGCTGCAGCGCGGTGAGCTGCGGTCGGTCACGCTCGGGTTCGGTGTGACGCTCGCCGTTACTATCAGCCACGGATCGGCCCTCTGCTTGACGGTTGGGGGCACGGTCCGCCCCGACCATGTGGCGTTCGCGGCGCCGGCCGGGGCATTCCGTTGTGCAGGTTCGAAGGTAGGTGAACCTGCTTTACAGTGTCAACAAGGTTAGGGCAGGATGAGCGCCATGCCAGAGCGGGAAGATCCGCGGACAGGGGACGCGGGCGAGGGGGAACCGAGGTTGGGGAACATGTTGGAAGTCGCCGCCGAACTCGGCGTATCGCGCCAGACCGTGCACAACTGGCGACGCACGCATGACGACTTCCCGCAGCCGCGCCGCCGCCCCGGCAGCACCCGTGACGAATGGGACCTCGACGAAATGCGCCGCTACTGGGATGCGCGTCCGCTGCAGCCGGGCGCCCGCACCGACCTACAGAGCGACGAGCAGTAGCCGACCGCCTGCCAACGACGAGCCCCCGACCGCGACGATCGCGATCGGGGGCGCCGTTGTGTCCGGGCAAGCGGCTATGCGGCTGCCTGCCGAGCGCGAGCCGCTGCTCGCTGCCGCGCCCGCGCCTCGGCCCGCTTCCGGCGCCGCGCCGCCTCGCTGATCTCACGCTGCAGGGCGGCGAGTTGCTCGGGCGTCGACCACGCGCGCGCCCGCAGGTCGACGTCGAACGGCACCGGGGCGTCGCAGTCGACCAGGCCCGTACCGCATGTGACGCGCGTGATCGCGTCGCCCTCGGTGTGCGCGATCAGATCGCCGTCGCACCACGGGCACGGCGTCGGCAGGATCGCGGCCGCGCGCCGCAGCCCGACGACACGGTCGAGCCGGTCGGCCGCTTCGCGCGCGAACCGGGCGATCCGATCCTGTTCGGCGTCGTGCGTCGGGCAGCACGGTTTGTCGGTCACCCGAGAAAGCAGCCACCGGGCCGCGGTCGGCACGGTGCGCTGCGCCCGGTCCCGGCCGTGCCAGTCCGCGGGGTCGAGGGCGTCGCGGGCCGCGATCGAGTCAGCGAGCCCACAGATCGCGATCTCGATCGCACGACTCGCGTCGGCGACGTGCAGGCGCAGCGGCACCGGACGCTCGCCGAGCTGCGTCGGGTCTCGGTCCTCGCGCACCGGGTGCGGCAGCCCCTCGCCAACGTGGGTGCAGTGCGCGCACCGGTAGTAGAGCTGGCCGCTTGGGTGCCGGATGGTGACGAGTTGCTGCGGGTGATCGAGGGCGTGCGCGATCGCTGCGGCGAGCTGCTGCTCGGCTGACACCTCGGCGGCGTCGTGGTCGTCGAGGGCGCGCAGGTACTCGGCGTGACCCATGGCGGGCGGCCACGTGTCCGAGGTCTGCGAGGTGTCGATCAGGGCGCGCAGGTGGGCCCAGTGATCGACGAGGGTCTGCAGATCGTCGCGGACGGTTCGGGTGCGGGCGGTGTGCTGCATGGTGAGCGCTCCTGGTGGTGCGTGGGGCGTAGGCTGATCACACCGCGAAGGGGAACGGGGCGCCCGGTGCTTGCCGGCTTGGGGCGCCCCGCCGTCGTGTCAGCTCTCGTCGTCATCCATCGGCGGCGGTCCGACGTACAGCCGGGCGCGTCTTGCGAGTTCGGCGCGCTCGTGCTCGAACCAACGGTCGGGATCGAACCCCCATCGCCGGGCGTCCCATTCGGTCGCCCGGTCGCGGTAGTCGAGCCACGTGTCGAGCAGCATGTCGACCGAGCCGGGGTCGCTTGCGAGCTGCAGCCGTACGGCGAGTGCCTCGAACGCCCTGTTGTCAGCGGCCATCACTGACCGCCCGACATGTGCCGGTCGATATGGCGCATCGCGGCAGCCTCGATCGAGTCCCACACGGCCCGCGTAGCTGCGAGCGCCGCATTGCGTTCGCGCATGACGGCGCGGTGCGCGCCGACCGCTTCCTGCAGGCTCGCCGGCTTACGCAGGACGTGCAGCGGCGTCGAGGCGGATCCGACGAGGGCGTCGAGGATCGTGTCGAGGCCGGCGAACTCGGCCGCCGCCGCGGTGTGCGGCAGCTTGTGCCGCCACGCACGGATCGCGTCGAGGCCGGCCTCGTACGCGTTGGCGCGGTCACGGTGCACCCATAGCGCATCGCATGCCGCTTGATACGCCTCGGGCGTTGGGCTTTTCCCAGGGGTCGAGTTGTCCACAAGTTTCCTCACAATCTGTGGATGACGGGCGGGACTACAAGGGCGGCAGGTCGTGCAACTCGCGGCCCTCGCCGGACGGCTTGCGCTTGCGGGTGACGGGCGTCGCGTACACGTCGAGCGGGTCGTCGCGCTGCGGCGGGCCGTGCAGCGCCTCGATTGCGGCGGCGAGTTGCTCGTCGCTGAGTCCTTCCAGGCGCTCGATGTCGTCCTCGTCGAGGTCGGCAAAGTTGTCGTAGTCGTACGGGGTCATGCCGCCTCGCCTGTACTGGTGTTGAGCCACGGCGCGAGGGCGCCGAGCACGGTGTCGATCCGCGCGTCGGTGCGGTCCGCGATGCACCTGCACTGCGCGGTGCGCTCGCACTTCGGGCACGGAACGGGGCGGCGCAGCGCGTGTTCGAGAACCCGGCGGACGACCATCGGGGCGGCGACCACCCGATCGCCCGCGCCCGTGGGCGTGGGCGCGGCGAGCTGCTGTTCGTCCTGGTCGACGAGCACGATCTCGGTAGCGCCCTGGTGCCCATGGACGAACTCCACAGACACGCGGCCGCGATCCCAGAACACGGCCGAGGGATGTTCGCCGCGCCACCGCACCGAGGCGGTTCCGTCGGGCCACAGCACGCCGTCGGCGACCGACCCGTCGCCGCTCACTCCGCTCACGTCGTGATGGCGCCGCACGGTGAACCGCAACGGTACGAGCTGCTGATCGGGGCGCACGATCCGACGCCCGGTGAGTTCGAGAGTTGCCTCGTCGAGCAGTGCCCGAGCGGCCTCGTCGTCGACGACACGGCGGGCGAATGCGAGCAGCGCCTCGACGGCGGTCATTTTGGTGTCGGTCATCGCTGCACTTCCTTGTCGGTTGGCGGGGCGCACTTGTCGAGGACGGCGGACACGACGGCAGCCACGAGGAACACGGCGGCGAGCACGGTCGTGACCATGGCGGCGATTCCGAGGTATCCGACGGCGGCGGGCTCGGTCATGCGGCGTCCGCCCGCCGGTAGCGCAAGTGCACGCCGTATCCGTTCTCGTGGTCGATCTCGGCAACCGCCGCGGCGAGTTCGGCGCCGCGGCGCGGCCCCTCGGGGTCGGGCTCGCCCGGTCGGCGGACGCCGGGCCGCGGCCCGCCGAACGAGCCGGTCGGGTACAACTCGGCGAGCAGCGGATCACGTTGCTTCACTGCTGATCTCCCTTGCTGTCGGTGGACTGCGCGGCGTCGTACACGTCGCGGCGTGAGGGGTGTGTGCCGGTCATGACCCGGCCGCTTCCCGGCAGGCGGCAGGGGCGGCCCGGCGAGGATCCGCACACCGGGCAGTGCACGGCCCTCTCGGGCGGTCCGGCAGGCCGCTCGCGCCTCGGGAACCGGCTCTGTTTCGCCTCGCGGAACTCGTCGTTCGCGGGCACGAGTTCGACGGTTCGGTCGCCGCCGAGCCGGCTGCCGACGGCGGGCAGCAGTTCGCGCAGTCCGACTGGCTCGGCGGCGCCGACGGCGACCGCGGCACGCTGCGCGCGCAGCGCCGCGACGTAGCCGTTGCCGTACCGGTCGTCGGGGTCGACGTCGGGGTGATCGGTCGGCTCGAACGTGCCCGTTGACCGGCTGAGCCGGTCGCGCACGTGGTCGCGCCAGCGGCTCGCGATGTCCTTCGGCATGACCGGCCACGCACTCTCGGCGTAGTGGCGGCCGACCGCCTCGCCGGCGAACTGCAGCGGCACGTCGCGGAGCACGGCGGCCCACATCGTGACCTGCGCCTCTTGCTCCGCCTCGTCGGCCCGCACGACGCGGTCGTCGACGAGCGCGATCCGTTCGAGTAGGTCGATGACCTCGTCGACCCTCATGCGGTGTCTCCGCTCAGGCGACCGCGCAGCCGGCCGAGGCCGGCGCGCTGCTGCTGGCTCTTGGTCATGGCGCCGAACTGCACGACGTTCCCGCCAGGGGCCGGCTGCTGCTCGGTGCGCTCGTTCTCGGCCCACTGCTGCCAGCGCCCGCCCCATGCGGCCGCCTGCACCTGGTCGTCGAGCATCCGCTGCCTGAACTTGCGGGTGACGGCGTCGAGTTGCTGCGCGGTGAGCTGCTCGCGGCCGCCGTCGGCGCGGGCGAGTTGCGCCGCCTGCACGTCGTCGTCGCTCGGCTGCCAATCGGCGGCGATCAGAGAGAGAGGTGCGCGACCGCGCCCGCTACCTCCTGCAGCCGACTCTCTACCTGCGCCCCCCTTGTGGGAGGGGAGGGGAGGGGAGGGGAACGCGCGCGCGTGAGTCCCCGAGTCGTCCCCTGGGGACGCAGCGCCCTGACCTGCGGGCCCGTCATTTTTCGGCGCGTCATTCGTTGACGAATCGTCGTCGAATCCTTCGCGATTCTCGTACGGATCGCTGCCGGATCCGTCGCGATTCGTCTGCGGATCCTGCCCCGAGCGCTGTCGCCGCTTCTTCTCGGCGGCCCGCTCGCGCTTCACGAGGACGTCGCGGCGCGACGGGTTGTAGATCAAGTAGTCGTGAATCGTGAAGTCGCCGCGAGCCGGCTGCAGGCACTTGGGGTGAGCGCAGTCGTGCCCCGCCATGTGCCACAGCCCGGACGCGACGAGCTTCGTGATCTGTGGCTTCGAGCCGTACATCTTGGCGATGTCTCCGGGCACGATGCCGTCGGTCAGGTGCCGGGCCGCATACGCGCCCGTCCGCGCCCACAGCCCGATCGCCGCGTTCCCGGCGGCGACGAACTTCGGGTGGCTGTCGGCGTTGTCGTCAACGACGAACCATGGCATCGGGGTTCTCCTATCCGAGGGCGAGTTGTCCCTCGGCGACCGAGGACTTTCGGGGGCGGCGTCCCTGTCGCCCTCGCCCGTGGGCGTGGGCAACAGGGACGCCCGTGCACTGGTGGTCGATCACGTGCGGGCGGGTGCACTCCGCCTTGCGTCGGTGGCAGTCGGCCCACTGCAGATCGGGCCCGCCCGCAGTGGTGCGCACACACCAGTCGAGCCGGTTCGGCTCGCGCAGCATCGCGGCCGCCGCAGGGGTCAACTCATCGACGTCGGCGGTCACATTGAGTGCCGCCCGGTTGCCGACGAGCTGCCGCATCACGGTGCGGCCGCAGCGGCATCGCTCACGACGAGCGCCGCCTCTGCTGCTCGGTGGGTATGTCACCCGTAGTGCTCGACTCGGCCGCCGGACCGCTTGCGGGCGCGCTCGCGTTCCTCGTGCACTTCGAACTCGTCCTCGGTCGGGTGCGCGGCGAGCAGCTCGGCGACGACGCCGTCGAGGTCGGCCGCGCCGGGACCGATCTCGTCGAGGGTGCCGTTCATCTTGCGCTGCCGGTACATGGCTCGCATGACCTCGCGAAGCTGCCTCATCTGGTCGCCCTCGGTGGCGACTTCGGCGAGTTTGACCCTGAGCTTCACTTGCGGGTCTTTGTCCTCGCCAGCAGCGTGACCGGTGTACGTCGTGCTCGCGAACTCGACGACGGCGACGATCCGGGCGCCGGGCGACTCGAACAGTCCGCGGCGCAGGATCGCGGGAATCGCTTGCTGCAGCATCCCGGCGGCGCCGTCGAGCTTCACCTCGACCTCGGCGTCTTCGTCCAGCTTGGGCATGGTGGTTCACTTCCTCTTCTTCTTCATGGACCGCTTGAGCGCCTCGTACTGGCGTGCGGCCTCTTGTCTGACCTCGGGGATCGGGCACTCGTCTCGGCGGTGCCGGCCGTACCGGATGGCGAGCAGCTCGACCTCGGCGTATCCGGTGGCGTCCTCGGCGTGCCCGCAGGGGCACGAGTAGTCGGCCGAGGCGAGGCTCTTCGCTTTGTGGCTGTCGAGGCGGATCCGTATCCCGTAGCCGGGGCGCGGGTTGCCGATCGTTGGCCCGAGCCCGCTCACTGCTGCTCGCCGCCGAGGGCGTCGACCTCGTCGTCGTCGAGCAGCCCGGACTCGTGCCAGTGGTCGACGAGGTCGCCCTGATCGGGGATCGGCGCGACCGGCCGCGAGGTAGCGGCGCTGATCTCGTCGGCCGTCCGTCGGCGCGGCGCCGGAGCCGTACCGGGGATCGTCGCTGCGCCGTGTGCGGCGCAGCGACGCCTCATGCCGCGATCCTGAGGCGACGGTCAGTGCCGAGGTGCTCGGCGCGGGGGCCGACCGCGGCTGCGATGACAGCGTCGGCCAGGACGGGCGGCACGGCGTTGCCCACCTGCCGGAACTGCGAGGTTCGGCTGCCGCTGAGCGGATAGGCGGGCGGGAGGGACTGCAGCGCCGCCGCTTCTTCGACCGACAGCGGCCGACGCTCGCGCCTGTCCGGCATGAGTACCCACTCGACGCGGGCCGCGTTGTGGCCGAACGCCACGGTCGGCGCAGGCTGGTCGAGGTCGCGCACCGTGGCCCGGTCCTGATTCCCGGCCCGCAGCACCCACCACGACCGGGCACGGCCGGTCAGGGACTGGCACGGTCCGTCGGCCGGAAACTCGTTCCCGCCGGCCGCGCGACCGTTCTCGTCCCTGGGGCGGTCGCCGCGGGTGTTGACGATCAGACCGGGCGGCAGGGTAAGTGCCTCGGCCATGGACACCCACGGCGTACCCCACAACTGGTGTCCGCGACTCGGGTCGTAGTGCGTCGGCTCGGGCCACATGACCTCGCGGACGCGGGACGCTGCGAGCACAGCCCGCCGCCGGGTCTGCGGCACCCCGTAGTCGGCAGCGTTGATCACGGTGGCCGCCGCGGAGTACCCCCACCCGGTCAGTACCTCGACGTACTGCTGCCACAGCGGCAGCACGTCGGGCACTTGTTCCATCACGATCCACTCGGGGCGCAGGTCGTAGTGCCACCGCATCGGCTCGGCCGCCAGGATCGACAGCGGGTCGACGCATGCCGTCCGCAGCTCGGCGCGCGTGTCCCGACCGTGCGCGAGATCGTCTATCGCCTGCGCGACGAGCGGCTTGTCGACCTTGCCGAGTCCCTTACCCGCACGCGAGTACGGCGTGCACACCGGGCTGTCGACCTTGCCCGTGATCCGGCCGCGGAACGGCGCGGTCGGGTACGCGGTCACATCACACCGGATCGTCGGATGCCCGGCCGCGGCGCGCGTGGCGCACGCGTCACGGTCCATTTCCATACCGACGTGCCGCACACGACGCTTGCTGAGCGCGACAGCCCAACCGCCGAGCCCGCCGAATCCCTCGACGATCATGAGGCGGCCCCCATCACGAACCGCTGCGCGTACGTGTCGGGCCAATCGCCCTTACTCAGCGCCTCGCGCTGTGCCTCGGGCATCGAGAACAGAGGCAGTCCGAGCCAGTCGTACGCGGCGGCGCGTAGCCACCAGGCGTCGACCTGGTCGGCGCCCTCGTCGTTTTCGAACGTGGCGCCGGCCGCGAGGAACGCGGCCGCCGTCATGTCCTGCTTGGTGGCGCCGCCGTTGTCGCACGCGAACTTCTTCAGCGTTTTCGTGTTCACGTACGCCCACGGCACGCCTGCGTCGACGAGCAGTGCCTGCACGACGCCGTGTAGGCACGCCATGTTCTTCAGGTTCGTGAGGCTCATGCGCCCCGCGTTCATGGGCAGGTCTTCGATCACGGCGAGGTCGGGTCGCTGCTCGGCGACCTCGATCGTCAGCCGGTCACGGATGACCGTCATTCGGCGCGGGCCGTCCTTCTGCCGGGTCCGGATCCGGAACGTCGAGCCGTCGGGCAGGCACACGCCGGTCGAGGTGATCGAGAGGTCGAGCCCGATCACCTGCAGTCCAGCCGGGGCCGCGGTGCGGTCGTCGAGCGGCACCTCGTCGGCCGCGATCAGGCCGGGGATCATGTCGGTCATGCCGCACCGCCCGACAGCGGAGTGATCGGCCCGTAGAGGGTGCGCAGCAGACCGAGCGGCAGCACCTCGCCGTCGTCGGCCCGCAGGATCGGCTCGCCGAGCCGGTCGGTACCGCCGTGCCACTTCCACTCGCGGTCGAACTCGTCGCCCCACAGAAGCGTGAGATCCCATGAGTCGCCGCGCGGGTCGCGGTACACGCCGCGGTCGCGGTCGAGGCGCCCGCCGCGGGCGTCGGCCGGCTCGTCCTCGCGCGGCCGATCGTGCTGTTCCTGCGTCGGGCTGCAGGGGAACGGGCCGTGTTCGGCGTCCAGTCGGGCGGCGATCCCGCGCAGCAGTTCGGCGGCGAGCGACTTGCACACGCCCGAGGTGTGCACGGTGTACGAGCCGTCGCGCTCGACCGCGACCGCGATCGCGGCGTTGCCGTTGCGGTCGACGTCGAACCCGATGATGTTCCGGTCGGTCATGCGGGTGCCCCCTCGGCGGTCGGCTCGCTCCACGGGCGCAGCGGCCATGTGCCGTCGACGACGGCGTTCGGGTCGGTCTTCTGGAAGTGCTTTTGCAGCCCGGCCGCCTGTTCGGCCGCCCACTCGATCTGTGCGGCATGCAGCTCGGCGAGCGTGAGGTCGCGGAACGGCAGGAACGACACCTTCCGCTCGGCGCGCACGTGCTCGGGCCAGTCGCCGCGCCGCATGTGCGCGAGCGTTGAGATCCGGCGGGCGACCTGCGCGGCGACGAGCGCGTCGTACGAGCAGCCGTGCGCCGCCTCGTCGTCCCACGGGATGCCGTAGAACTGCGCGAGTGTGATGAGCTGCCGCGCGCCTTGCTTCTCGCTCACGCGCTTGCGGAAAGGCACGGCTCGCTGATCGAGCACCCGAGTGTCGATGACGTGCAGCGGGCGGCCGTCGAGCCGTTCGTGCAGCGTCGGCAGCTCGTGCCGACGGCACTCGCGGTCGAGCAGCGTGAGGTCGTACGACACGTTGTGCCCGACGATCGCCGCACCGAGCATGACGACTTGCGCGGCGAGTTCGGTCGCGACCTCGTTTACGACCTGCGCGGCCGGGGCGCCGTGCTCGCGGGCATGCTCGGTGCTGATCTTGTGGACGTCGAACGCCTCGGCGGGTATCTCGATACCGGGGTCGGCGAGCCACTCGCCGGCCTCGGGCTCGATGCCACCGCCGCGAGCGTGTACGGCGGCGGTCACGATCCGGTCGTTCTCGACGTCGACGCCGGTCGTCTCAGTGTCGAACGCGGCCCATCGGCCTAGGAACCACGTCATCGGCGTGCCCCCGATCCGGGCTGCGCCGCGGCAGGCCACGACGACCGGGCGGGCGCGGCCGGCGGTTCCTCGACGACGGGATCGTCGCCCTCGCCGAGCACCTCGACGTCGTACACGCCCTCGCCGTCCGGCCCGAGTGCGTCGTCGTCCTGCTCGCCGACCTCGCCGGTCCGCGGGTCGATCCCCTTGCTGATGTCCGCGGCGATCGCCTTGAGATCGTCGAGCAGCTCGTCGGATCCGTGGCCGGCGTCACTCGCCTTGCGCCACACCTCGATCACGTCGTCGGCGGTACGGCACCCGCGTGCCTCGGCGAGGTAGTCGGGCCGCTCGGCGGGCGCTGCCTCGATCGCCGGGCGGTTGAGGCTCGCCGGGTCGAGTGCTGCGGCAGTGCTGATCGGGCCCGACAGGGCGTGCCGCAGCTTTGGCAGCGACGGCACGATCATGATCACTTGGAACTGCTTCGTCTTGCCCTTACGCAGTGCCTTGCGCTGCTCGATCCACATGCGGACGGGGATCATGCCCTTGCCGCCCGTCGCCTGCAGCACGGTGTCGAGCCCGCCGGCGAGCGCGTCGGCCGCGTAATACGACTTCGTCTCGACCCGCCACACGCCGAGGTCGGGAAGATCGGGCAGGAACACGCCGACGCGTGACGTCGGGCGGCACACCTCGTCGGCGGGGCGCTCGTGCCAGTCCTCGCCGTACTGCGTAAGGCAGATGCACGCGTTGCCCGACAGGCGCTCGGTCACGCCGTCGCAGCGCCGCGAGCAGCCGCCGCCCGACCACATCTCGTTTGACTGGTCGAGCGGGTCGCCGGCGGGCAGGATCGCCCGCAGTTCTGTCGCCGCGGTGATGACCCGCCACTGCGCGACGGGCTGCCCCTGCGGCGTCCACTGCTCGACCCGGCCGCCGTACAGCTCGGCCGCCGCGGCGATGTACTCGCGCGAGTGCGAGGTGAGGATGAACGTCTTGGACTTGACCGGGATCGGCCGCGCGTTGGGCTTCGGGTTGGGCCGGCTGTAGCCGGTGCGGATCCGGCCGAGTTCGGCCGCCTGCCGCTTCATGGTCATGATGCGCGAACCCATGGGTCACGCTGCCTTTCGGTTGGAAACGCCCGGCGCCCACGGCGGGTCGACCGTCGGGTACGCGCTCGGGGCGTCGTGTAGATAGCGGGAGGTTTCGAGGGCGCCGAGGAACGCCCGGAACTGCGCCCGGTCGGATGGCACTTCGATGAACCGGCGACTGCGCGGACGCAGGTTCAGCAGCGCCGTACGGTGCACCCGCGGTGCCGGCTCGCTGCTGTCGTCCGGCAGCAGCCACTCGGGCGCGTGCCGCAGGGCAGCGAGCTGCAGCGGCTGATCGTCGTACACCGTGCTCGCCGGCTTCTTCGCGCTCGTCTTGTAGTCGATGAGCCAGAGCTGCCGCCGCCGGAACCGGCCGGTCGGCAGCCACAGCCACAGATCGCCCGTACCGGCGTAACCGCGTTTCCGGTTCATCACGGTCGTCTCGACCGCCTCGACGTCGTTCTCGAAGTCGACGCGCCACAGCCGGAACCACGCGGCGAGCTGCACCGCGTACGGCTCGACCTCGGGGTCGTACGGGTGCGGCGTGTTCAGCACGAGTGCAACGGCCCGCAGGTGCACACGCGTGCCGAGGTCGGCCGCCCGCTCGCTGTACTCCCGCGCCACGGCGACGAGTTCGCGCCGCAGGGCTGTCGGCTCGGTACGCGCCCGGCGTGCGGCCGTGATCGGGTCGGCGATGACGGCGTCGGCGGTCAGGCCCGCCGCCCACGGCACGAGTGCCGGTTTCGCGATGCTCGACAGGGCGTTCGTGACACTGATCAGGTCCGGCCCCCCGGCAGGGTCGGTGTAGTACCGACCCCGCTCGGTGTCGTGCGCCCACTTCGGATCGGTCATCAGACCGCCCCCGCCCACACCGCGGCGCGACCGTCGCGGGCACTGTGGAAGAACGCGGCGATGCCGGCTCGCCGTCGGGCACGCACGAACGACGCGTCAGGCAGCGCCGACGGGCGCGGGCACGTGCACGGCAGCACGGTCGGGAACTCGCACGGGCGCGGGTGCCGGTGAGTGGACTCGCCCTGTTGCGGCACGCTGCCGCGGGTGTCCTTCTCACGCGTGAGCGCGTCGCCCTCGATCTGATCGAGCAGCCGATCGGCCGCGGCCGCCCCGTAGCCGACCCGCATGAGTGCCGCGTGCACCTCGGTGCGGGCGCTCACGACGACCCCGCAGGGATGTCGGCGTTCAGCAGCTCGACGAGGTAGGCGGAGAGAACCGGCGAGTACGTCTCGATCTGCGGCGTCGGGCAGCAGTCGTACACGCCCTCTTCGTCACGCATCGGGCCGTCGGAGTGATCGGCGATGATGTGGTGCTCGTCGTCGACGCCGTCGGCGGTGCAGACCGGAGCGATCCCGGCTGGCGATTCGCTGTCGGTCACGATCACCCGCCACAACGGGTGAGGGTCGCCGGCCTCGAACGCCAACAGGTCGGCAGCCGCCTCGCGCGCCTCGGCGAGCGTCTCGTTCACCGGCCGCTCGGCGTCGTACTTCGCGAGCAGCTTGTCGACCAGGACGTTCGTGTCTCGGCTGTCGGCGTAGTAGACGCGCAGCGCGTGCACAATCACGTCGCGGGCGCTCATGCGGACTCACCCGCTTCGACGATCAGCACGTCGCGACCGCACCGGTCGCTCGGGTCGGCGGGGTCGCCGTGGGTGCACACACCGCCGTCCGGCAGCTCGTCGGACGTGAGCGGGACCAAACCCGCCCACCCCTCGCCGTGCTCGCGACACAGCAGCACGCCGAGCCGGTCGGGGTTGCGGTAGGCGACGACGCCCTCGTCGAGCAGAGGGATACCTCGCTCAGCGCGGTACTCGTCGATCGCCGTACGGCAACAGACGGGCTCACCCTCGACGCTGTGCTCGTCCTGACGGCACGTCGTGTCGGCCGCCTCTTCGGCGGTGAGCACCTCCCACCCCAAGCGGCAGTGCGAGCACGTGTGCGTCTCGGTGCACGTCACGGTGACCTCGTCGACCTGCGGACGGTGCCGCAGCTCGACCGCGATCTCCTCACAGCGGCGCCGATAGTCGCCCTCGACGTCGCGGCTCACGAGGCTGTCGCTCGTGGACACAGCGCCGAACCCGAGGCTGCCGAGCCGGCGCGGCAGCACGGCGATTGTGATCGGCCCGCTCGGGGCAACGAACTCGGCGAGGTCGTCGAGCCCGGTAAGCCCGAGGTCGGCGGGGCGGCGCAGCTTGAGAGTGACCATGACTCGCCACTCGTCGCGGTGTGTCTGCTTCACGCCGCCGCACCCCCCTCGGCGCGCTGGACGGCAGCCGCACGACGGTCGGCGAGCGACCGCACCTGTCCGGCGAGGCTGAGCACGAGCAGCCGCTCGGCGAGGCGCGAGCACTGCCCGCCGTAGACCGGCAGCTTCGTGCGCACCTCGACGACGAGGTCGTCGACGAGCCCCTCGAACGGGAGGTCGCCGGGGCGCTCGATCAGGTGCGGGTCACGCGCCTGCATGTCGACGAGCCCGTCGAACCGGTCGAGGAACCGGTCGGTGAGCAGCGCCTCGACGACGTCGGTCACGACGCGCTGCACGAACGGCTCGACGTCGAGTGTCACGCCCGTGGGGATCGGCTCGGTCGTGATGCGGTACGGCCCGTCAACGGGCACGTTGGGCTTGGTCATTGGGAACCCCCGGCAGACGAAGCGAGCAGCAGAGCGATCGCGGCGAGCGCGATGATCGCGGCGGCGATCCAGTTGTCGAGGCTCACGGCCGTACCGCCGTCCGACGGTCGAGACGGCCGTGCAACTCGCCGTACAGGGCGGGCACGCCGACCCCGACGAGGCGGGCGCGGACACCGCCGTACGTGCAGCGGACGACCATCGCGACGCCGGTCGAGTCGCCGCGGGCGTCGCCGACACCGAGGGCGTGCGTCCACTGCCGCCAGTCGGCGACCGACTGCGGGTGGACGACGAATGTCACCTCGCCGCCGGCCGCGGACACGTCGGGCTCGCCGGGCATGCCCTCGGTTTGCGCCCGCGCGGTGTCGGCCGCCTGCTTCGCCTTGCCGCACGCGGCGAGGGCGGCGACAGCGGCCGGGCTCGGTTCGGGCCGGTTGCGGCCGGGCTTTGCGAACGGGTCGGGTGCCGGAACGAGCAGCCGCGCGTCGGCGAGTGCCTGCGCGGCGTCGAGGGCGGGGTCGGTCGAGGTGCCGTGCACGATCGCCGCGGCGATGATGCGGGCCGCTCGATCGACGGTCGGGTTCGTCATGCCGACACCTCGCTGCGGAACTCGGCGGGCACGAACTCGCCGTGCATGAGGGCGACGTGCACGAGGATCCGGACGGTCGAGCCGTCGCTGCGGGCCGGCGTCTCGGTGCGCAGCGTCCACAGCGACGCCCCGTCGAGGGCGGGCGCGCGGTTCACGTCGCCGCCGAGGGTGAACACCCACGCAGCGAACTGCTCGCCGTCGGCGACGACGACGTGTACGCCGTCCTCGCGGACCAGCGGCGGCCGCACGGTCGGCAACATCAGGTAGTCGATCGCCGTCTCAACCGCAGTGAGCCGGGCGTCGACCGTCGGAGCCTCCGCCGTACGCAGGGGGATAACCTGTGCGCTCAAGGCACGTGCCTCGCTTTCTGTGTTGAGTGGGGAGCGAGCCGACAGGGGTCGTTCCGGATGCCGGTCCGGGCGGCCCCGACTCGCGTCCGGGGTCTGTCAGGCGGCGGCCGCGCCGGGGCGGTAGTTCGCGAGGTGCTGCTGCGCCTCGGCCCGCTTCTTCGCCTTCGTGGCCTCGCTCTTGGCGCGGCGGGCGGCCGCCGACTTGAGGGCGAGCGCGGTGTAATGCGCACTGCGCAGCGACTCAGCGATCTGTGCGATCTGCTGCTCGGTCGCGTCGGGGTGCTTCTCTCGCGCCATGTCGACGAACCGCGTGTGATGCGACGCCCTACGAGCGGCGGCGGTACGAGCCGACCTGTTCGAGGTGTTCGCCCAACTCATGTGAGCCGCGAACCTCATCTGTTGCGACCGCTCGCTCGTGTTCACGTCGTTCTGCCCCTTCCTTGGGATGACTGCCCACGCCCATGGGCGTGGGCAGTGGGTCATAAAAAAGAGCGTCCCGACGTACGTCGAGCACTTCGCATATGCGGTCGGCAATGTCCTTTGTGACCGAAGGGCGTTCCCCCGACAGCAGTGCGCCGATCTTGCTCTTCGAGACGCCGACGGCGTCGGCGAGCTTCCGGATATCCAGCGAGCCGCCGCCCGGCGCCCAGGTCATCAGTCCTCGCAGCATGTGATTGCTGGTCAGATGGAGCCGGGCAGGGGTCATGGATGAGCCTCCGTTTTGCTGCCCACGATCGTGGACAGCCTCAGTAGAGCACATCGTTCGAACGGCGTCCACGATCGTGGGCACCTTATGGGGGAGTTAAGAATCAGCCGAGCATGCCCCCGGAGCCCCCATGACTGCCCCCGATCGTGGACAATGTCTCGCAGACCGAAATGGTTGTACGCCCTGACCTGCGAATTCGCTTGTTCGCCCGGTTTTGGGTGTGGACTTATGAGGCTGGAGAGGCGGAGGGATGCCAGAGCAGCGCAACGCGCTCACGGAACTCGTGAAGGCGCATGTCGGCGTAGGGCGGCGCGTGTCCACACGAGAGTTCGCGGACGCTGCTGTGGACCCGGATACCGGATGGTCGCCGAGTAAGAGCCTGGTCGCGAAGATCATCCGCGACCAGGGGTACGACGTCACGCCTCAACTCGTCGGCGCGCTCGCCATCGGGCTCGGGATCGACCGTGCGATCGTCGCGGCCGCGGCGCACTTGCAAGTGATCGGGTACACCGAGGTCGAGTTGGCGAGCGGGGCGCCGGCCGTCCTGCTTCGCATGATCGGTCCGGACGGAGACACGGACGGATCCACCGATAAGGCGCAGGCGGTAGCAGAGCGATGGGACGCCGAGCGGTAAGCGCTCACTCGATCGGGTGATGCTTCCGTGAAGTCGCGTTTAGCCTGTCGCCTCTTGGTGACGAGATCACACACCGTGTCAGGTGAAACGCCCTGTGTTTAGACCCTGCCTCGTCGTAGAGTGATCGAACCTCGCGCGTATCGAACGTCGGTTCGATTGGTGCTGCACTCAATCGACCGGCGGGAACTGGGGGTCACGTGACAGATGTGCGAGTGGAGCAGGTCGAACTCGACCGAGGTGTGCCGATGATGTATCGCGACTTCGGGAAGTACGTCCGGCTCGCTCACGATCCCCAACAGATCGACGAGGCTTCGGCACTCGCACTTCTGTGCCTGGGCATGCCGCAACTCGTCGGCAATCTCTCAGTGCAGCGAGAGCCGTAACCCTCGCCCGGCTGCACACGTACGCCCCGGTAGCCGGCTCGTCGACGAGCCGGGCACCGGGGCGCAGTTGTTGTTCAGGCGATCCGATCCGCCGGACTGAGACGGGCATGAGCGGCGCGTGCGCGCTCGGCGCCGGCCGACGCCGCGTAGCGAGACAGCATCTGCCGCGAACTCCACCCGGTGATACGCATCAAGTCGTCCTCGTTCCCGCCGCCCACCTTCCACAGGTGCGCGAACGTGTGCCGGAACTGGTGAGGGTGGATCGGATCGATCCCGGCCTCGGCACACCGCCGCTTGAGCATGGTCCCCACACCCCAGATGGTGAGCCGATTCCCCTTCCCGCGGTCGGCCCACCACAGCCACATCTCCTCGTGCAGCGCCTTGCCCTTGTGCTTCGCGGCCGCCCGCAGGTACCGGTCGAGGGCGGTCGCGGTCGCGCGGCCGAACGGCACAGATCGCCACTTGTCTTTCTTGCCCAAGACCCGCAGCACCATGAGGTCGAGGTCGAGGTCGGCGACCCTACGGTCGGTGAGTTCGGACAGCCGCACGCCCGTGTCGAGGAACAGCATCAGGATCGCCGTGTCTCGGCGGTCGGCGTACGTCTTCCCCTTGCACGCCTTGAACAGCTTCACGAGGTCGCCCTCGGTGATGACGGGTACCTCGGTCTCGGTGACCGTCGGGGGCTTCATCGTCCGCATGGGGGTGCGGTCGATCTCTTCCTCGTCGTGCAGCCAGCCGAAGAAGGTTTTCAGCGAACGGAAGTGGTTGTGTGCGTTCGACGCCGAGGTGCGGGCGATCGTCGCGGCGATGTACGCCTGCACATGCTCGCGGTGTATCTCGTCGAGGTCGGTCGGGGCGGGCCGGCCGGGAGTGCCGTCCTCGTTGGCGACCGGCTGGTATCCGTCTTCCTCGTCGAGCAGGAACCACGCGAACGAATTGATCGCGTGTGCGTAGATCCGGATCGTGTTGTCGCTCTTGTTCTCCGACTTGAGGGCACGCAGCCATGACGCAGCCATGGGCCCGATGTTGTAGCGCTCATCTGCCATGAGAATACGATGTGCCCACGATCGTGGACAGTCAAGGCGCTTGGCCTGATAGCGATGTGCGCAGGGAGGGAAATGAAAAAGACCAGCGTTTCCGCTGGTCAGACAGGTTGGGCGCCCCCGGCAGGACTCGAACCTGCGGCCAAGCGCTTAGAAGGTGTACGAGGTTTAGCGATGTGCTTACCTGCGTCTTTGCTGGTCGGCTCAGACCAGACTAAAGAAAGGCGCTTGGCCTGAGATTCTTGGAACTTTGACGCGATCTCAGCCCCCGAACGGAGCCCGCCCCGGCGCCACCTTACGGGGCAGCCGGGGCGGTCAGGGCGCGACTCCGCGCTTTGGACGGAACGGGACCTCGCGCGTGAGGAACCTGCCGCGCCCGTCCGGGGGCGCCGTCTAGCCGTCGCTAACGGGCGCTGGGGGGTGATCCCCCGATTGGTGCATATGCCAAACACGTTGACCTGATTCGAACCTACATTCGAACCATCGTGCGGGCCACCCGACGGGAAACTCGGGGGAACGTCGACCGCCGGGTGACCCTGTCATCGGGAACGCGCGACTTCGCGCTGCAGGTCGACGAACGTGCAGCCGTGCAGGGAGCGCACGAGCTGCCCCGCGAGCATCCAGCGCGAGGCAGTCGTGCCGTACGCGGCTACATCCTTGACGGCGGTCCGCACCGGATATCCGAACGCCGAGGGCGACCAGACGCGCCCGTACACCCCACACACCTCGCTCTCGCGGACGCGCACGGCGACGCTGCTGCCGGCGAGGTGATGGCACTGCTCGACCGCCTTGCCCGCGCACGGCAGGCAGACCGGGGGGTGCGTCGTGAGCAGGTCGTTCGGCCAACCCTTGTATGCGGCCCGGTCGTCTTCGAGCAGCCACAACATGCCGTCAGAGTTGCGGTCGGCGGACCCCCCGCACACCTGACACAAGTGGTATTCCATCGCTACGCGCTGCCGCATCGGGTGCACGTTGGCGTACTCCGGGCGCCCTGTGCCCTGCGCCAGGGCGCGGCCGTTCCAGAGCACGCCGTATTGGTCGCGGTCCTCGGGCGTCTCGTCGGCGAACGCGATCCCGCCCCGCGCCGAGTAGATCATTTTGCGCCTGTGAGACTGCTCGCCGCTCCATGGCGCGATGAACGGCACGACGTCGGGCCGCGCCGGTGCTTCCTTCACAAGGCACCCCCAACGGGGCGGCCGAGGTGGGCGAGGGCGAGGTACAGACGCCCGCCTGCACGGGCGTTCGCCCGGTATTCGTCGACCTCGGCCACTGACGCGACTTGCGACAGCTCGTCGAGCCCGACCACGAGCAGCGCGCCGCCGCAGTCTTTGAGTCCGCGTACCCATCTGGGGTGCGGCACTTTGAGCGCGTAGCCGCTCTCCAGAAACCACAGCCGAGCCACGCCGCCGTTGATCGTCAGTCGCACGCCGACGTCGGGCACCGACTCGCCGCCGGCTGGGACGGCGCCGAGCGACTGCACCACCTGTCGCATGTTGGCCTCGATGGCGGCCGGGTCGGCCTCGTCGAACTGCGGCGCCGAGCAGGTGAGCATCAGACAGGGGATCGGCTCGCCCGCATCTGTGTGGTCCAGCCACGTGCGGACGTTGACCGACATGAGCGTCGCGAGGGGCACAGCCCCGGTGACCATGGTCTCGGCGGTCATCGGTTGCCGTCCATGGCCATGCTCGCGCTGGCGGCCGCGTACGCCTCGTACAGCGCCGTGCCGTCCGTGAGCGTCGTGCCCGGAGGGACGATCCACGAGCGGGCGATCCGCGTGTGCGGGGCGACGACGGCGGGTGGTGGTACGTGCAGCTTGTCGCCCTTGGCGACGACCCTCGCGCCCTCTTGGTCCCAATCCTCGACCGAACCGACCGGCACGAACACGTCGACATGGTCGGCGTTATGCAGGACGGGCCCGATCTTGGCGCCCGCATTGCGTAGGGCTTGCACGGTGCGCCACCCGTGCGGCCGGTCCATGCGGACGACGTCCCATCCCTTGCCTACGGGCAGCGCGGCGAGCCCTCCCTCGGCCCATCGCGTGAGGGTCTGCGTCACGCTCGCGCCGCTGTCCCTGATCCAGTCGAGATTGTGATCTTCGTGAGCACTCATCATGCCCCCACGTGGTTCAGAGCGGCGAGCATGTGCCGACCTACGTCACCGCCATGCAGCAACGGGAGTCGTACGCCGGTCTGTTCCTGCCAAGGCGGCGGGTCCCAGCGGGTCCCGTGCGTCGGTGGCAGAGCGACCCACTGCTGCGCGGATGTTCGCAACGTGACTGCCGCCGGCGGTTGCTCGCCGAGCGCGTAGCGGCCAGTGGACGGCAGTACGAGCAACGCGCAGTACGCACCGCAGTCGATGAACGGTACGGGGCTCACTCGGTCGAGCGGGACCATGGTTGCCAGTCCCAGCCAGCGCGGCATAACGAGGGCGTCGAACGCGGCGCACGCGGCGATGATTCCGGCACCGGGCGCGGTGTCGAGGGTCGCCTCGATGTCGTCGGCGGGGATGGGTGTGAAGGGTCCGGGCAGTGGGTGAGCACCGGGTGTGGGGCACTCGATGTTCTCGCACGTACAGCCGGCCCGAGGCCGGTAGCGGTGGCCTAACGCGATCGGCCAGTTGAAGGCGCGCAGGTAGATGCGCGCAGCGTCGACCGGGCGTCGGGCGTCGATGGCTTCCATCTGACTTCCCTCGTGTGATCTCTCGCTTACGGAGCGTGGCTCTTGAGCGTGCACCGTGTGAGCGACCGCGCCCCCTAGATTTCCTAGGGGGCGCTTTCGAGGGGGAGTTGAGCACCGATCAGTGGACGAGTTCCATGTTCCTGATCAGGGACGACAGCGCTGCAGCTTGAGATGGAACGCCGACCCTCGCGAGGTTCGAGACCAACGCGCGGGCCATCGGGTCCGCGTGGACGTAGTACGGGGCATCGCTTGCTGCCTGACGCAGCGTCGCCACGGCGGCCGGACGGCGACCCATCCGTTCGTAGGCCCGCGCCTTGTCGATCTTGTAGTGCGTCTGGCGTTCCTTGCTGGGCACTTCGTCGACCTTCACGCCCTTGACCTTGTTCAGTCCGGTGTCGGGCTGGTCGACCTCGACACCTGCCTCGGCGGCGTGCACGGCGACAGTTCCGCGGCCGAACACAGTGTGGTTGTCGAGGTCGTAGAACCCTGTTCCGAGCCGGTCGGCATCTTCCAAAGCGGCGCTGATGCGCGACCACGCGTCGACGCCCTGACCACCTCGGGCGTGCGCGATTGCCGCCCGCAGGTGCAGCGCTCCCCGCAGCGACAGTGCCTCGTGCTGCGGGTTGCCCATCGACGCGAGCGGTTCGAGATCGCGCAGCGCCGCCTCGGCGACAGCCACGGCTTCAGGTAGGGAGGCCTGATGCAGTAGTGCGCCGCACCGGTCCCATGCGACAGCGGCTTTGACGAGGGGGTCGTCGAGTTCGGTTGCGGCGCCGGCCCCGACCTCGGCGGCGACCCACGCAAGATCGGGGTACCCGAGTTGGTTGAGGCACATGCGGGCGGTCCGGGCTGCGTCCACCATGAGGCGCAGCGCGTCGTCGCGGCCGCTGTCCTGCAGAAGGGCTGTGTTGAGATCCTCGATCATTCCCGGCAGCAGCGTTGCGACGGCGGGGAGATCGGCTGCCTGCCGCGCTGCGTTCGCCTTCCGCGAGCGCTTGTGCAAGTCGGCCAGATCCACCGGGGCGCCCGTCGGAGCGAGCCCAGGGTGCCCAGAGAGGATGAGTCCGGTACGTCGGAGCCCGGTGCGCATGGCTGGAATGTGGGCGTGCGCGAGGTTCCCGCCGCTGCGCTGCAGCCTGTACGGCTGCCCGAGCAGCCATACGACGTCGACGTCGCACAGATCTGCGATTGCAGTGATCAGCGAGTAGCGGTCGAGCGGCATCCTGCCCGCCTCGACGTTCGCGAGCCACGACTCAGTGTGAGCGAGGAGCCCAGCCATCTCGGCTTGCGTTAGGCCCGCTGCCTGCCGGGCAATCTTCACGCGGGTCCCGATGTGCTCGTCGGTGCTGAGAGGCATACTGGTACTCCGTTCTCTGGTCGCACTCAGAACGGTACGCCGAATGCGCCCCCCGCGGCTGAAGTTGCGGGGGGCGCAGTCACGTTGAGGAACGACAGAGGCGCCCCTGCCCGGCCGTGAGGCCAGACAGGGGCGCAGTGCTGTCACGCGATGCGGCGGCGCTCGGCGGGCAGACCGAGCAGCAACTGTGACGAGGTCGGACTCGGCGACGGATCGCTCGGCTGCGGTGTGCCGTCGCGCCTGCAGACGAGCGCGTCGGGATCCCATGACGGTGCCTGCAGGGCGTACCCGTCGGGGCAGGTCTGCCCGTCGCGGCCGTCCGTCCCGTTCTTTCCGTCCGTGCCGTTGTTGCCCGGCGGGCCGGCGGGTCCCGCAGGGCCGACCGGTCCGGTCGCTCCGGGCGGGCCGGTCACCGTGGCGCCGGGCTCACCCTGCGCGCCGGACTGTCCGGGCGACGGCGTGATCGTGGGTGCTGGCTTGCCGGGCTCGCCCTGCGGCCCGCGGGGTCCCGCTGGACCGGGGATCGGTACGGGCACCTCGGCCCGAGCGGGCAGATCGTCGACAGCCCGGGCCGGATCCGGGGCGGCCGGCGTCTTGCCGTCGGCCTTGATCTGCGCCCGCAGCACTCGCACGTCGCCTGCGAGCGTCGAGACGGCGTCGCCCCGCAGGTTCGCCTCGGCGGCGAGCGCGTTGGCACGGTTCGCCTCGGCATCGATCCGCAGCCACACCAGGATGACGGCGCCCGACAGTACGAGCAGCACGGCGGCGACCGCGAGCGACCGCCACCGCTGCGCGAGGATCGGCTGAGCATGACGGCGCTTCACGTGGGTTGCCCTCCAAGCTCGACGATCCGTTCGCGCAGCAGCGTGTTCTCGGTCGTGAGTGTCGTGATCTGCCCCTGCAGCGCTGCCTTGTTGGCGCGCTCACTGGCGAGTTCGGCGTACGCCGCGGCCAACTTCACTTCGTTCTCGGCGAGTTGTCGGCCGAGCTTGTCGCGCTCTTCCTGCAGGTTGTCGACGAGCGTCGAGTACCCGCCGAGCACGGCGCCGGACTGCGAGGCGCGGTTCGCGCCCCGCTGCCCGACGATGGCGGCCGCGGCCGCTGCGAGCCCGACGACGATGGTTCCGACGGCGCCGAGCGTCGCAGCGTCCACGCGCTTCCTCCGGTTGTGCAGTGGGGTGTGTCCACAGCCGTTAGGCCGGTGTCACCCGCTGGTCGAGTCGCCGCCGAGGTATCGCGCGCCGTCGACCGGTTCGAGCGCCTCGAACTTGGGGTAGGCCGGCGGCCGCGCCCACCCGAGGAACAGCCCGGCGAGGTTCTGCAGGAAGGTTCCCGGCAGTCGCTCGCCGACCACTTCGAGCAGCCTGAACACGAGGTAGTACCCGAGCGCGATCGCGACGGTCACGGCGCCGACGACGGTCGCCGAGTCGATCTCGACGCCCGCGCGCACGGCGAGGGTGAGCAGCCAACCGGCGACGAGCGGGACGCCCGTGCGCATGGCGGAGACAAACAGACCGGTCGTCATGAGCCGGCCCCCTTTCGATGGTGGGTGAGCCCGGCCGCCCAACGGCGGCCGGGCAACGGTCAGGCGACGACGTCGAACCCGTGCTTCTGCCCGAGCCGCTTGAGCGTCGTCATGCCGGGCGTGCCGTCGGCGTCGCCGCCCGGCTGCGTCCCGTGGAACCCGCACCGCTGCTGCCACAGGCTGTAGCCGCTGCGGGTGGCCGTGCCGGCGTGCCCATCGGCGTACTGCTTCGCGAGCAGCTTCTCGGCGACGAGCGCGTTCTCGACGTAGATCGCCGGCTCGTACGAGACCGGCGTGCCCTTCTTCGGGGCGTCCTTCTTGAACGCCGCGATCAGTTTCGAGAGAGACACGACCGGCCGCTTCGAGCCCGAACTGCCGCTCGTGCTGGTCGACTTCGGCGGCGTCTTGTACTTCGGGCGGCCGAACCCGGCGATGTCGTGCACGACCCTCGCCCTGCGCGCGCAGACGTTGTTCGTGTTCCCCTCGATCGTGAACACGTACTGATAGTTGGCCGAGACGCCCGTGACGATCCCGACGTGATCGATCTTGCCGATCTCGCTCGACCCGTCCCAGTCGAAAAAGATGATGTCGCCGCGACGGATCCCGCTCGCCTTGATCCCATTGGTCATGGCGTGCCAGGCGCCCGCTTCCTTGAATCGCTGCGCGTGCGCCACGGTGTACGCGAAGTCGGTCCCGAAGCACACCGCGTCATGCTCGCCCGAGTCGACGGCGGCGCGGGTGATCGTGGCGTCGCACCAAGCAAAGTTGCCGGAGTACGCCGCGCCGTTCCGGGCCCGGTACCACGACTGAATCTCGTTCGGCTCGCCGGTCCCTATCCAGCGCTCCACCTGCGCGATCATCGTGTCGACGCTCATGCGGACTCGCCCCCCTTCGCGGTGTCCGCGGCCGGGGCGTCGCCCTCGTCGACGGCCGGCTCGGGCTCGTCGTCCTGGTCGGCCGCTGTGCCGGTGAGTCCGTCGGCCAGACCGGGCCCGACGTAGAACCCGGCCATGTCCGGAGCGCCGAACTGCTCGGCGAGTAGCCGCTGCTCGTCCTCGACCGTCGGGCCGTTGCCGGTGCGCACGAGGTGCGCCGCCTGGTCTTCCTGATCGCCGAGCCGCTCGGGGATCGGCCGTGCTGTGTCACCCATGGGTGAGCCCTCTCTGTTCGGGCATGAGAAACGCCCCGGCCGGGTCGGCTCGGGGCGTGCGGAGTGCGGCAGTTGGGCCGCGGGGTCAGTGGCTGTGGGGCACCTGCAGCGCTCGCCAGATCGTTTCGTTGGGGTATCCGGCGTACGCGCCGCCGGGCGATCCGCACGTGACGTGCCAGTTGCCCCACGCGGTGAGGTCGCCCGAGCCGATGTCGGCGGTCGGGGTGTACGAGCCGGCGCCCACGGTGACGAGACGTTTCGCTGCGACGAGCACCATCGGGGAGGTACGGCCGACCTTGAACCAGTCCTGTCCGGGATAAGGGCTGTAGGCGGCGGCGGTGCCCGACGAGGTCTTGATCAGCGACGCGTCGTCGACCCAGTTCGGATCAGCCGTGATCATCGGCGCGGCGTACTTGGGGTACCCGTAGCCGTACACGTTGGCGTCGCTCCTGTTGCGCACCCGCAGGTACACGCCGTCGCCCTCGGCTGCTCCGGTGTTGTTGCTGTTGAATTCGATCGTCCAGATCTGAGTAGCGCTGTACCGGTACACGAGACCGGTGTGATCTTGACCGGACGTGCCGAGCATGACCTGCGCACCGACGGCCGGGAACCATGACCACCGGTTCCAAGACTGGTACGTCGTGACGCAGACGTCGCACGCCGGGGTCTGCGGCATGATCGTGATGTCACCCGCCCGGTACGCGAGCCACAGCAACCCGATCACGCACCACGACTGCCCGTCGTAGCTCGCCATGCCGGGCGTTTCCTTCGCGTACCGGTTGAGGTTCGTCCACGTGCCAGCCGAGTAGTCCTCTTGGTACTTGATCGCGGCCTCTTGCTGGCCGAGTTCGATCAGGGTCTGCGGCGAGATCGCGGCGACCATGGGAACCCCCTATGCAGGGTCGAGGATGCGCCACCCGACCGTTGACGTATCCGTTGACGAGGTCGACTTGATGACGAACGAGGTGCCCGCCGTCCGGGCGTTGACGTAGACCGAGCCGACCGCACCGCCGGGAGTCTGGATCGTGAGCTGCACGACGCTCGTCGCGGTGATCGCCGTCGTGTTCACGGTGACCGTGCCCGCCGCCATGACGGCGGTTCCCATGCGCGCCGCGGTGCCGCCGCTCGGGACGACGGTCCTACCGGCGACGACGAGCGAGCCGTCGCCAGGGTCGATCCGGTTGACCGTGCCCGTCAGCACGTTCGCCTTGACCGCGGTCAGACCGAGAACGGTCGCTATCGTTCCGGCATCGGCACGCAGGCAGGCGCTCGCGTTCGAGCCCGGCGACAGTTCAGCGACGCCGACCAGGACGACACCGGTCGCGCTGTTGGTGAGCCAAACGGACGTGCCGTCGGATGCCTTGGTCACGAACCCGTTCACGTTCGTGCCCTTGCCGCCGTACACCGTGAGCCCGGTCGTGCACTGCTCGGCTCCGCAGCCGGTGAGCGCGACGCCCGTGCAGGTGTCGAGCCGATACCCGCTCGGGGATCCCATCGCGGCGCAGGCGGTCAGGCTGGTGTACGACATGCCGTCGAGCCAGTACCCGGCGCCGACGTTGCCCTCGGCCGAGCAGCCGATCAGGGACGTCGACGCGCCGCCGAGCACGGTGTCTTGTGGCGCCTGCAGGTGGAACCCGACGCCCCCGCAGGTGCGGACCCGCACCCGGTGCAGCACGCTTGCCGACAGCTCGTGGCAGAACACGCCGTCGCCGCCCATGCTTTGGATCAGCACGTCTCGGAGCGTGATGTTCGCGGTCGACGGCGCCGAGAACCGCGTGAAGCGCACGCCGCTGCCGAACCCCCTGCCGGGCCCGGAGAGTTGCAGCCCCTGCAGCGTGACGCCGCTGATGTCCGTACCGGTGATCAGGTCGAGGTTCTGGTTCGTCGCCTGCAGGATCGAGACGCGGTCGCCCGCGCCGATCGCGTTGACGTTGCTCGCCCAGTTGAGCGCGGCGCCCAGGGTGTAGCGGCCGGCCGGAACGTACAGGGTGCCGCCGCCCGCCGTGCTCGCCGCGGCGATCGCTGCCTGAATCGCGGGGGCGTCGTCGGTGATCCCGTCGCCCGCTGCGCCGTAGTCGCGGATGTTCAGCCAGTCCAACGGTGATTCGGCCGAACTGCCGCCTCCCGAGGTGACGTTGTGCGCTTCCATCCATGCGCGGGAGGTGCCGCCGGCGTCCGCCCACATGCCGGTGATGTTGTCGGGACCAAGGAAGCGGGGCAGGAACCCGTACTCGTCGGCGCGTACCGAGGTCATCGGTGTGCCGCCCGCGTCTTGCAGGTCGGTGTACGGCGTACCGGCGTCCGCGGCGTCGTAGAACTGGACCACTGCGTTGCCGGCCACTCTCCACAGCCCGTCGGCGGGGGCGACCACGTAGTCGGCGAGCCCCGCGCCGTACTCGTAGCGAGTCATGCTCAGTCCACCACCCAACTAGTGCCGGAACTCGGCAGGATGAAATCGTCTTTGGCGATCGCCGGGTGGTTGGAGAGCCACACCTGACCGGGGCGGTCCGAGGCTTTCGAGTAGATGATCAGTCGGCTGATCTCGACGCCGGACGTGTAGGCCATGACGTACTGATCACGGTTGGGATGCTGGTACGCGGCGGGGATGAGCACGGGCAGGCGGGACTCGGTGGATCCCGCGACGGCGGCGCCCGTCCGCTGGAAGCTGCCCAAGCGGAGGTGCACGTTGCCGTTGCGCTTCTGCAGCACGCTGTCGGTGGTGACCGTCCACCCGGAGATCGTGGCGTTGATGAGGACCGTGCCGGAGTCGTCGAACACGCCGATCCATGACGTGCCCGTCCACACCCGGACGCGTCCGGTGTCCGTCTCGAAACACATCTCGCCCGGTGCCGGGGTGGGGTTGCGGGTCGTCGAGGTGCACGGCCGGATACGGACGCCGACGTACAGCTCGCCGCGGGCGACCGTGACCGAGGTCGCCCCGGTCGGAACGGTGACCGTGGCGAGCGGCACCTCGTAGACCCCTGTGTCTCCCACTGCCTGAGTGAGGGCGGGGGCGGTGCCGCCGGGGGTGCCGGGCTTGACGACGGCGCGAACGGTCCATACGGACCGGTCCAGTTGGAGCACCACGCGATCGACCCGCGTCTGCCCGCTGGTGTTGGCAGTGACCGGAAGGTTCACGTTCGCCGTGCCGGCCGACCATGCGTGCCCGCGTACCGAGGCGTAGATGCCCGCTCGGATGTCCACGGACAGACCGTTACCGGCAGCCGCGACGGCCGTGTCGCCGGGGTCGCCGTACACGCCGTCGCCCGAGAACCTCGCGGCGATCTTCTCGTACTCGGTGTCGGTGACGGCGCGACCGTTGTGAGCCGGTGACGGCCAACTGTCCTGAGTCACGCGAGCGCCTCCTATCTGGATTCGAGCCGGCCAAGTCGGCGGCTCAGTGTGCGAATGGCTTGGACCATCGCGGGGTCGGTGGTCGCGTCCGGCGAGCCGACCAGGGTCGTCACGTACTCGCCCGCCTCGGGCGTCGCCTGCAGTTGGATCGAGCGCACGAGGTCGGCGACCTCGACGCCGAACGGGAGAGCAACGGTCACCTTGTCGCCGAGATCGAAGTCGCGGCCGGCCTTGAGGTCGTCGGTGTCGACGGTGACCGTCGCGAGTTCGACCGGGGCGGCGCCGGCGGAGATCTCTCCGCTGCCGGCCTGCGTCAGTTCGCCGTCGGTGTCGGTCTGCGCCGAGCCGTCGACGTACTTCTCGACCCGCCACCAGGACCCGGCCGCCGCGGTGTCGGCGACCTCGACGTACGTGCGCCCCGACGTGCCGATGTCCGGCTCGGTGCCGGCGATCAGCGCATGCGTGACGGTCGGCGCGCTGCGCTTCCATTGGATCGAGCGGAGGTTCCCCAGACCTTGACTGAACCGCGCGGTCGCGGTCAGATCGCGCGGCTGATAGCAGCCGAACAGGATCTGCCCGCCTGTCTGCCGGGTCCGGAACCCGATCGCCCCGCCGTCGAGGGCGATGCGCCTGCAGACGTCGAGCAGCGGCTCGAACCGCGTGCTCAAGGTCGTCGAGGTGCCGACGCCCGCGGCCGTGTCGAGCGCGAGGTGCGGTATCCGGCGGTCGCTGCGGGCACCCGGCCCGCAGTTCTCATTGACCAGGGCACGGACGATCGTTTCCGCGTTCGTGCTGGTCATGGTCCGGTACGTGTTGGCGAGTTGCGCCGTCCACGTGTTCGCCGGGGTCGGCCACGTGATGTAACCGGCGATCGTCGCGAGGTCGTCGGAGAAACTGACCGTGACCCTGCCTGCGGGATTGTCGGTGACCGACCACGAGTAGTCGGCGGGGATCTCCATCGGGCCGGCTGTCCATACGGCGCCGTCGCGGATGACGACCAGGCGGTTACCCGGCTGTAGTTGGGCCATGACCTCGGGCAGCGCGGGCACGTCGACGCTGCCCGAGCCGGGCTCGCAGTATCGCTTTGTCGCGTCGAGGTTCGTCCACCCGTCGATCGGGTCGCCCTGCACGGCGAGGTTTCTGTCGGTGATGAGCAACTGCACGGCCACGCGACCGCCGCCCCCTTTCGATCAGGCGGTCTCGTACCGCGGGTTGAACACGAGGTCGACGGCGCTGCCGGGTCCGGACCCGTCCAACTGGAAGGTGACCGGGTTGTCGCCGGGAGAGAGTCCCCACAGCACGGCGCCGGGCCAGTTGAGCCCGCCGATCCAGTTCGACCCGTCCTGATAGCGGACCGTCGGCGGGTCGGTGGAGATCGTGACCTGTTGTCCGGCGAGCAGCGCGCCGTGCCCGACCGCTGTCGGGTTGAGTGAGAACGACTCGCCCGTGCCCTGGTTCGTGAACGTGATCAGGCTCGCCGGGCCCGTGATCGTCCATGTCGGCCACACCACGACGTCGCCCGGATTGTGGAGTGTGGTCGCCCCGAGCACCTGCGACGACGAGACCGTCGGGTACGGGGTGAAGAAGCTCGACAGTGCGCCGGTCTCGCGGTGCACCGACACCTCGACGGGGTCGATCCAATACGGGTCCTCGCACCACAGAGTGATCGCTGCCGAATCCGATACGACACCGGATCCCCGTGCGCCGCGCCCCTCGAACCCCTCTTGGTAGTACACGGCGATCCGGCGGCGAGTCCCGTCGGGCCGCGCGATCTCCAGCCATCCGGGCCCCTCGCGCAGCGTGCGCGTGAATGCCGTTGCGAGCGCTCGCCAACGGCCGACGAACTGCATGTGGTCGTCGCCGTAGACGTATAGCGGCCACACGATCGCCCGCGGCTGCGCCTGCGCATACCGCAGCCGGGCGCCGCCGCGAGGGTGGGCGTCGGTAGTCAGCGAGTACGACGTCGCCCCGAGCCCGGACACGCCCTCAACGAGCGTGAAATAGCCGGCATCCTCGTCGGTGAGCGACCAGACCGTACCCGTCGGGTCGGTGTAGGTGGCGACGGCGTACCCGACCTCGGGAAGCGGGACCGGCGTACCGGTCCCGCCCCCGGTGTCGGGCGGGGTGATGACCGGCGCTGTGATGAGCGGCATCTAACGCGGCCTCCCCACGCGAGCTAGGGCGTCCTGTCGACGCTGCAGCAGCTCCAGGTCGCGCACGGTCATATCGAGCGTGCGCGGGTAGAAGTTGTACGTATGGCCGGACTGCTCGCCGGACGCCGCCCCGGCCGCGCGCATCGCCTCGGCGGTCGGCACGACGGGCGGGATCGCCGCCCGGCCGAGCCGCTTCGCGCCCGCCTTTACCTCGCTGAGCGACTTGTCGGTGCCGACGACGACGCCCGCGCCGACCATTGCCCCGACCCGCTCGGTCTCACGGCTCGGCGAGTGAATCTTGAGCCGGTGCTCGATCGAGTCGACGAGGGTGTCGCCGAGCTTCGTCATCTGCTTCTGCAGGGCGCCTTGTTGCGCCTGCAGCCCGGTCAAGAACCCCTTGCCCGCCATGGATCCGGCGTCGTACATCGCGTCGGCCATGGTGTTGCCGTACGACGTCGACAGCTTCGAGCCGGAGGCAGCAAGCGAGTTGATCTTTTTAATGTCGCCTGCGGACGCCCCGGAAATGAGCTGCGCGAGCCCGCTGTCGGGGCCGGCGGCGACCATCTGCTGAATGACGGACTGCGCGACTCCCTTCTTCTGCGCCGTCGCGATCAGCGATTGGAAGTTGGCGAGCGTCGACTGCCTCGTCTGCATGCCCGAGATCAGGTCACCGACTGTGGCGATCTTCCCGCCGTTGATGTTCGTCAGCCCGAGGTAATCCTGCGCCGTCCCCTTCTGGTCGGCCGCAGCCTGCCGCGCGGTCGCGATCTTCGAGGCGACGGCGTCACGCTGTTGGGCAAGCGCCTGCAACCGGGCCGACGTCGCGAGCGTCTGCGTCGCAAGAGACCGGCCGGTCTTGCCCGTCTTCTGCAGGTCGGCGGCGAGACCCTTCGCCGCCGCCGCGATCGTGCTCGCCGAGCCGGTCAGACTCTTCGTGAACGAGCCCAAATCGCCGGGCACTTCCTTGCGAGCCTTCGCGGCCGCCGAGGTCGTGCCCTTCGCGAACCCCCGTACGCCGAGCCCGGCCATCATCCCGAGCGAGGTTCGGTGGTCGTAGACGGTCGAGTTGCCCGACCCGAATCGGACGAGTTCGGGCCCCTGTTCGCCGACCCACGCCAGTTCGCCCGCCCGAGGCCGACCGCCCGAGGCGTACCCGCCGGCTCGGTTGTACGCCGAGGCGAGCGAGCCGTACCTCGACAGCGCGTACCGCATGCTCGCGTACAGGTTGGCGAGCGGGTCATAGATGCCGCGCGACGCGAGCTTGCCCGCGTACGCACTGAACGTCGACCCGATCACCTGCATGAGCCCGCGCGACGGGTCACCGTTCTTCGCGTTGACGTCCCAATTGTTGATCGCCTTGGGGTTGCCGCCGCTCTCCTGGTTCATGCGGCGCAGCACGGTCGGCAGCAGACTCGCCGGCTGCCCGACGAGCTTGAGCGCCTGCAGCACGACCGACGACCACCGGGTGACCCCGGACCCGCCGACGTCGCCGCCGCCGAACGCCGACTTCGCCGCGTCGACGACCTTGTCTTTCAGCGCGCCGAGCATCTTCGTCGGCACCCTGCCGACCATCTGCGCGACACCGCTCGTACCGATCGACGCGATCTTGCTGCGGATACCCGAGGTCGCCTTGTCCCACAGCTTGGCGGGGTTGGCGAGGAAGTCGACGCCGTCCATCACGGCCGAGCCGATCGACTTCGCCTTGCCGCCGACCCAGTCGGCGACGTCGCCGAGCACGCCGCCGCCGGCGAGTAGCTGAGTGCCTGCCGCGGCGTGCAGCGCAAGCGCCCGCTTGCGGTACTGCGGGTCGGTCGGGATGACGAACTCGGGATACCTCGGGTTGCCCTCGCCGACGATCGCGGTCGGCTTGTTCACCTTCATCGGCGCGACCGCGCCCCACGGGCCGACCGTGCCGCCGGACGCGAGCAGCTTCGGCGCGGCGGGCAACTTGCCGAGCCCGACGAACCCGGCCACGCCGTCCCAGACCTTTTTAATCCCGTTCGAGTAGACCGACCGGATCACGAAGTTCACGGGCTCTTTGGTGGCGTCCTTGATCCGGCCGAACGACTTGCCGATCGACTTCTGCGCCGAGTCGAACGAATCCGAGACGAGTCGGATGCCGGTCTTCAGCAGGTCGAACGGCGGCTTCACGCCCTTGTTCCACAGCCACGAGGCGGCCGAGCCGATGCCCTCGAATGCGGGCTTCAGCGCCGTCCGATACAGCCATGTACCGACCGCGCCGAGCGCGCGAGCGCCGGTCGTGAAGTAGCCAAACACAGCCTTCGTACCGGTCCAGAACCAACCGGCGGCCGTGACGATCCCTTGGAACACGGGCAGCAGACCGTTTCGGTACAGCCACACCCCAACCGCCGCGACTCCCCGAGCGCCTGCCTCGAAGTAGCCGAACACGATCTTCGTGCTGCTCCAGAACCAGCCGATGACCGTCGCCGCCCCGCGAAAGGCGGGCTCGATCCCGGCGTGCCAAAGCCACACCGCGGCCGCCGCGATCCCGGCGAATGCAGGCTGCAGGGCGGTGCTCCACAGCCATCCGCCGACCGCGCCCAGCGTCTTGAACGCCAGTACCCACGGCGCGATCACGGTGACCGCGACGATCGTAAACAGGATCTTCGCGCCGAGGGCGATCGCCGAGAACACGGGCGACAGCACGGTCGACCACAACCACGAGGCGGCCGAGCCGATCGCGCGCAGTCCGGTCATGAGGTAGCCGAAACCGGGCTTGAGCGCCCCGTTCCACAGCACATCCCAACCGGCCTTAATGCCGGACCACGTGGCTTGGACGATCGAGCGGAACGTGTCGCTTTTCTTGTACGCGACGACCAGCAACGCGACGAGGGCGAGTACGCCGACGATGATCAACCCGACCGGGTTCGCCGACGTGACGGCGTTGAACGCCGCCGCGACGCCGGTCGCGATCCGGGTCGCGTTCGACCACAGCAGGATCGCCCCGCGGTAGACCGAGAACACGCCCGCGGTGATCCCGGTCGTGATCGCCTGCGCGGCCATGACGGTCGTGAGACCGACGACGGCGACGCCGACGGGGATGAGCCATGCCCCGTACTTCTGCAGCCATTCCCCGCTTGCCTCGAACGCCGTCCCGACAGCCTGCGCGGCCGGCACGAGGTAGGAGACGAGGGCGCCGCCGACCGTCCTCGTCGGCGGCAGTACGTACTTGACGAGGAACTTCCCGGTGTCGCGCAGCGCGGGCAGCGCGTACTTGCTCGCGAAGTTGGCGAGCCCCTGCAGCGCCTGCCGCTTGAACACCTCGACGTCGTGCGAGGCGGTGTTGCTGAGCTGCTTACCCATGCGGCCCGCGGCGCCGCCGACCTTGCCGAGCCCGGCGGCCGCCTTGCTCGGGTCGAGGGCGAACAGCGCCTTACCGAGATCCTCGGCCTGCGTACCGAACAGGCTGGTCGCGGCCTGCGCCTGCTTGACCGGGTCTTTGATGCCGCGCAGCCGGTCGAGGGTGAGCTGCAGGACACCGTTCGCGGACTTCCCGCCCTTGGCGAACTTGCCCGCCATGTCGTCGGCGGACAGCCCGAGCATCTTGAACCCGGCCGCGGTCGTCGTCGACCCGTCGACCGCCCGGATCGAGAATTCCTTGATCGAGTCGGCGACGAGGTCGCCGTCGCGGGCACCGCTCTTGAGCCCCTGATTGATCAGCCCGATCGCGGTCGCGCCCGACAGCCCGGCTTTTTTCCACTGCACCGAGTACTCGTTGACCGTGTCGATCAGGTCGCCGGCCTGGTCGGCGCCCGACTGGAACCCGGCCGTCAACAGGTCGAACCCGGCCTTCGCGTTCTTGACCAGGCCCGTACTCAGCAGCTTGCCGACGGCCTTGGTCGAGTCGGCGACGTCGGCGTCGAACACGTCGGCCAAGTTGAGCGCGTCTTTGCTGAGCCCGACGAGTTCCTTCCGCGGGGCGCTGATCGCCGCGACGCCGTTGCGCTGCAGCGACTTGAGCGACTCGTCGACCTGGTCGATCGACTCGCCGTACCCGGAGGCGTAGACCTTGCCCGCGATCTTCCCGGCGCGGGCGGTCTCCTTCTCGGTGAGCCCAAGGGACGCGCCGAGCTTGGCGGTTGCCTTGTCCTGCTCGACCGCCTCGGCGAACCCGACCGCGAACAGCCCGCCCGCGCCTGCGGCCACGCCTACGATGCCCGCTTTCAGCTTGCCGCCCATGCCGCCGAGGAACCCGTCGCCGGCGTCCTCGCCCGCAGACGTTCCGACGCGCGCCGACTCGCCGCTGATCTGCTGATTGAGCAGCCGGCCAAACCCTCGCGTCTCGGGAACGACACTGACGTACCCGACACCGACCTCGACCGGCATGTCGATTCACCCCGTTCCGGGCAGCACCTGCGATGTGATGTGGTCGTAGGCAGCCCGTGCCTTTGCCCGGTCCCGCTCGGTCGCGGCCGCGGATTCCTCGGGCGTCGGGTCGCCCGGCCGCCACCCCGGCTCGGGGTACGGCATCGGCGGTTTCTTCGGGTCGCGGTTGGCGTTCACGAACGCCGTGAAGAGCAGCGACAACAGATCGCGGGTGTCGGCGGCCGCGTAGTCGAGTGCCTGCCACGCGTGCCCGTTGTGGGCGCGGTTGGTAGCGCTGTCCGGCGGCAGCCCCTCGACCAGGACGCGCAGCAGTCGCAGCGTGATCTCGCCTCGCCAGTAGGCGGCGAGCGGCCCGCCCTTGCCGACGCTGCTGCCGTAGTACCGGATCAAGTCCGCCTCGACGGCCTCGGGTTGCTCGCCGAGGACGTCGACGGCGGTGTATGTGTAGACCTCGACGACGTCGTCGCCGTCGGGGTCTACCCCCTCGTAGGGCGCACCTTCTGCACCTTGTCCTGCGCCTCGTTGCGGATGCCGACGTACAGCAGCATCACGCCGTTGACGTCGCCGCCGGCGTCCTTGAACGCCTGGTACTGGTCGCCGAGCAGGATGCGCGCGCCGGCCTCGTCGCCCTTCGCCTCGTTGAGATCCTGCTGCATGTCGTCGGGCGTGAAGATCGGGTGCGGGAAGCTGAACACCTGCGGGTCGTCCTCGGGGCCGACCTCGAACTCGACGAGTTCGCCGCCGACCGCCTCGGCGTACGACCGCCGCACGGTCTCCAGCCGGTACCGCGCCTTGTTGGGCTTGCTCATGATCGTGTGCCTTTCTCGGGTGAGCTGCAGGTGAGCGTTCGAGGGCGAGGGACGGTCGGGGCTCACCCAGAACCGCCGTCCCCCGCCCGGTCATGAGGGACCGTCAGCCGCCGGACGGGGCGAGCGAGCGCCATCCGGGGCCGTCGATCCAGTTGCGGCACGAGGTGCCGACGGTGCTGTCGCGGTACGCGGTGACCGTGACCGGGCGGGTCGTCGGGTCCGCCCGCGACCACGTCTCGTCGTCCTTGTCGCTGAGCCGGGCGCGCGGCATGAACTTGACGACGTAGATCTCTCCGCCGTCGTCGCCGTAGTCGAGGCCGATGAACAGCAGCCGGCGGAACGGGTTCCGCCCGGACTTGGCCCGGTCCCACGTCCACGCGGCCGAGCCGATCGCAGGCAGCGCGCCCGTGCCGGACAGGGGCAGCCCCTCGTACATGGCGACGGTCGCCGCGTTCGTCTCCTGCGGCGACCACGTCGCCGTGAGCACGTCGCTTTCGACGTCGCTGCGGGTCGGCTCGGAGGACTGCGACGAGGTGACGTCGGCCATCGACACATCGCTCGGGAAGCTGATTCCGTCGTCGGTGGTGTAGCCGATCGGCACGAACCCGGCCGGGATCGTGACGAGGTTGCCGTCGGTGTCGAACGGGTTCGTGATCACGGCCGTCGAGATGTCCGCCGCGAAGATCGCCTGTACGAGCTGCTTGCGGATGTACTCGGTGTGCAGCCCGGTTTCGAGCGACACCGGGGTCGGTGTGGACATGCTGATTCCCTCCGTGGGAAACCCCCGGCCGGCGCGCGGCTCGGGGTGAGTGGGCAGGGTGGCGGGTGAGCCGATCAGGGGGCGGCGAGCGCCTTGCCCCGCAGGGACACCTCGACGGCGAACGAGGCGCGTTCCTGGCCGCTTTCGGAGTCGGGCGACGTGTTCGGACCGCCGACGTCGACGACGTCGTACGCGACCGCACCTCGCCACCCTGGGATCGCGAACACGAGCGCCCGCGCGACGCGCACGAGGTCGGCGACGGCGCCCTCGTCCGGCCCCCAGCACTCGAAGTCGAGCCGCGGCCGGTCGGTGATCCGGTCGATCCGGCTGCCTCCGACGCGCTCGATCCGTACGAACGAGGCGGGGCGCGGGCTCGGCACGCGGGTGACGACCCGAACGCCGAGACCAGCGGTGTCGAGCGCCGCCTGCAGGTAGGTGCGGACGACGGCGACGGCGTCGGGGAACTCGACCGGTGCCGCCATCACTCGACCGACCGCGCGGCGTCGAGGGCGCGCAGCAGTGCCCGCCGTGACACCTCGGGGTACGGGGTCGAGTAGTCGCCGACGACGGCGCCGCGAACACGGTGCTCGCCGGTCTCGACGTCGACCCGGAACTCGCCGCGCCACCCCTCGGCCCGCGCCGTCGCGCTCGCGTCCGCCTCGATCGCCCGCACCTTGCGCTCGATCAGCGCCCGAGTCTCCGGGGCGCGCAGGAAGCTCGCGATGCCGCGGCGGTTGGGGACGAACCTCGTTCGGGCCATGCGATCACCCCTCGACCGTCTTGAGCCTGATCTCGTAGTGGTGCAGCTCGGCCGGGGTGTACGCCGGTCCGGGCGGGCCGATCACCTCGAAGTCGAGCCCCTGCCAGTGCACGCGGTCGCTGCCGTACACCGTGAGCGGGTTGCCCGAGGTGTCGACCGGGTTGCAGACCATGAGCCACTCGCCGATCTGTGCCGACCGCTGGTCGTTGTCCTCGGCGCCCGTGTTCTGCTGCAGCCATGCGGCGACCTCGGCGTGCGTCGTCGCGGCCGGCGACCAGTCGTCGACCTCGTTCTCGTACCGGTCGGTTGTCCGGCCGGGATGCTCGACGTCGACGAGGTGCGGCAGTACATCCTCGGGGATCACCGCCTGCCCCGAGTCCAGCCGAGCGGCTGCCAGTCGCACGGATCCGGCCGCCAACCCGGCAGCCCCTCGTCGCGCAGCCCGACCGAGTATGCGGCGTCGGCGTCCGGGTCGCTCTCGTCCTCGGGCTGCAGTTGAGCGATCTCGTCCTCGGTGAGGTACAGCCCGCCGTCCTCGCCGAGCGACTCGGAGTACTGCCCGATCGTGCGCTGCCGGTACCCGCCCGGATTGGCCATGACCCGCCGGACGACCGCGACGCAGATCGCACGCAGCGTCGCCTCGTCCGGTGTGTGCCCGGTCGGGATGTGCCGCCGCATGATCGCCGACGCGTCGTCGAGGTACACCTCGACCTGCTTCCGCTTCGGACTGCCCTCGGGCAGGGTGACGGCGGCGCGGTCGGTGTAGTCCGTGACCGTCGCGAACGCGTCCGCCACCGCCCTACTCCTTCAGCTGCTCGGGCTCGACGAGTTCGGCCGCCTCGCACGCCGCGATGATCTCCTCGCGGCTCGCCTCGGCGGCGACCTCGACGTCGTGCTGCTCGGCGTACGCCCGCCATGCCTCGACGCCCGAGCCGCGGCCCGAACGAGGCGGCGCCTCGTCTCCCGAACCGTCGCCCGCGCCCGTGGGCGTGGGCGTGGGCGTGGGCACTTCGGCCGCGGAATCGGCATCGGTCCACGCGTGGTCGCCGATCCGCTTCGCCACCCTCGGCGGCACCTCGTCGTCGGGCCCGTACGGGACGCCGTCAACGTGCACGTACGCGATCAGTCGTCGACTCATGCGAGCACCTGCGCCTTGAACGTGAGGTTCGGCTCGCGCAGAACCGGGATGCCGACCGCGGCCGCGTGCGTCCACAGGCGAACCGGGTCCTTCGTCTTCCACGTGGCAGCGACGACGCCGGGCTGATCGCCGGGCTGCAGCGAGTAGTCGTCTTCGAGACTCTCGGCGGTCGTGCCGAGCAGCGTCGCGCCGAGGTCGGTCGGCTGCGCCGCGGACGTCGAGCCGGGCTCGGGCAGCAGCGCGAGCGCGTTGCCCGGAGTGATCCGGGTCGAGACGCCTTCGACCTTCACGCGCGCGTCGTAGATCTCGACCGGGGGCAGCCCCATCGAGGAGAGAACGGCGTTCAGTTGGTCGTTCGTCGCCATCGGCGCCGAGCCGGCCGGGGCCAGCGGGTAGACCTGCCGAATGACCTGCGCGCACATGGTCATGTGCTGCACGACGATCTTCGGCGCGAGGATCACGGCCGGGCTCTCGCCGTTGGTGTCCTCGTACGTGGCGACCCACGACTGCAGGTCGCTGAGCGGCGTTGCGTTGGTGTGGTCCGACCACAGCGTCGCGGCGACGACTGAGTGCGCGGCCGAGCGGCCGAAGTCGATCGTCTGCTGCAGCTCGGCGACCGGCATCGCGGCGTTGACGAGGGTCTGCCCGCGCCCGACCTCGAACCGCGCCGCGATGTTCTTCGCGAGGCGGACGGCGTCACGAGCGATGAACGGCAGCGCCTCGTCACGGGCCAGCTTCCGCAGGCGCAGCCGGTCGTACTCGTTCAGCATGATCTTTTCGGAGATCGGGGGCAGCTCGCCCATGACCTTGCCGAGTCCCTCGCGCCGACCGATCTTCGACTCGGCGTCCCACGAGCGGTAGCTCGACGCCTCGGCGAGCCCGCCGCCGCCCTTGAGGAACTCGTACGTGATGTCGTCGACGGACACGTTCGGCAGCCACCGCGACAGGGTGAACTTGTTCACCTGCAGATCGGCGAGCGCCGCCCGGATAAGGCCGGTGAGTTCGGTCGGCTCGATGAACTCAGTATCGAGAGTCCAGCTCATCTCTTCTCTTCCTCTCAGACGAACCGGATCGAGCCGGCGACGTCGGCCTTACCGGCGGCGTCGACGGCACCGAGCGGCAGGCGCGACTCGCGCACCTTGCCGTGCGTGAACAGGGCGCCGGCCGGGTCGATCGTGTTGACCGACGGGGCGCCGACGGCGGCGAACAGGAACCCGACGAGGGTCTGTCGGCCGTCGTTCGCGGCGTCGCTGTACGGGCCGTACTTCCCGCCGACCGTGATCTTCCCGAGCGGGATGCCGCTCACGAAAAACCCGTTGGGGTAGTGGGTGGCCGGGGTGAACAGCGACGTGTCGAGTGCGATCGACTCGGTCGCTTGCGTGCCGTGCTCGGAGCCGAGCCACGACTGATCGTCACCCGCGTACGTGGTCGTGCGCTGTGTGAGGTCCATCTGCGATCCCTCCTGGATCAGGTCTTGTCGCCGCCGCCGAGCAGCGTCTTATACAGCTCGCGGCCGGCCTCGATGCCGCCGCCCTTGCCGCCGTCGCCCGAGCGCCGACGCGTGCCCTGGTATCCGGCGCCCCGTCGGCGGTGCGTGTCGCGGTCGCCGTCCTGGTCGCCGTCGCCGTCGCCGGTTCCGTCGCCGTCTCCGTCGCCCTTGCCGTCGCCCTTCTTCGGGGCGAGCCGGTCGATCAGCTTCGTGAGCCCGTCCTCGTCGACGTCGCCGTTCGCGTCGATGTACTTCGACAGGTTCACGTCCTCGACGACGTCGGCCGGGTTGTCGAGGCGGCCGGACGCGCCGGCGAGGAACACCTGCCGTGCGAGGGCAGCAGCGCCGCGCGAGCGTTCCTCGGCGACCGCCTTCGTCACTGCCTCGGTGATCGCCTTCTCGCTGTCCGTGGCGTTCGCGGCCTTGAGTTCAGCGAGTTCGCGCGCGGCGTCGGCGTTCTCCTTGGCGCGCGCCTCGTGCTTCCTGCTCTGCGCCTTCCACTTCTCGACGTCCGAGTCGCCCTTGCCCGTGTCGGGCTTGGTGTCGTCGGTGCTGCCGCCCTTGCCGTCCTTGTCGGCGTCGGGCTTACCGCCCTTGTCGTCGCCCTTCCCGTCCCCCTTGTCGTCGCCGTCCGCGTAGAACACGGGCGAGAACGGGTGGGTCGGGTAGGGGTGCGACCATGCCGACTCGATGCCGGGCAGGGTGGGCAGGGTGCGTGCGCGCATGGCTGTGTCTCCCGTGTCGGGTGGGGTGAGCGAGGGTGCGCCGTGTCGGCGCCGTACGTCACGCGGCCGGGATGTCGTCCGGTCCGGTGAAGTTCTGTCGGCGGACCGCGAGCAGCGGGCCGTACTCGCCGTGTTCGCGAGTGATGATCAACTGCCGGTAGTCGGGGGCGCGGCCGCCGGCGTCGCTCTGGCCGGTATCCCGGGCGATCGCGTCGTGCGCGTCTTTGAGTAGCTGCTCGTCGATGACGTGCCCCGGATCCTTGTTGCCGGGCAGCGGCTCGGGCTCGCAGTGGCAGCCGGGGTGAATCGGCATCAGATCGGCGACCCGGTACCGCTGCGTTGAGGCGATCACGCACAACGCGCAGTTCCCGGTGCCCGTCATGCGGCGCCGGTAGAACTGCGCGCCCGAGCGGGTCATCGACTGCCGCGCCGCCTGTGTACGGGCGAGCTGCATGTCGGTCTCGGTGATGCTGAGCAACCGCGTACGCGCCTGCCCGACCGCGTCGACGTAGTCGGTCCCGCGTGAGAGCGCCGTATAGGCGGTGACGAACGGGCGCCGGTAGACCTCGGCCGGCTCGACGCCCCGCACCGCCTCGTCGACGACGACACCGGTCGGCGCGGCGGCGCCGCCCGTCATGTCGGCGATCATCGCCGACAGGTACGCGTCCGTGATCGCGCCCATCTGTTGCTGAGCAGCGAGCACGACCGGCAGCGCCCGCTCGATGAACAGGGCGGCGTCGGCGTCGCGGTAGCTGCCGAGGCTGTCGAACGCGGCGAGGGCGAACGACACGACACGATCGCGCAGGGACGTCGACAGGGCGCTGTACCGGTCGGTGAGCGCCGCCTGCAGCGCCTCACCCACCGGTACCGTCCTCGGGCAGATTGCCCGCCGTCGGCGCCGGGTTCGCGGGCAGCAGCGAGGCGGCGAGCAACGCCTGCGAGGCGGCACCCGCCGTGATTCGGCGGACCGTCGCGGGCGTCTCGCCCATCTGCTCGGCGATGATGTCGAGCGGGTAGCCGATCGACTTGAGCTTCGTCGCGGCGTCGGCCTTGACCGCGAGACTCACGTGCGCCGGGTTCGCCCACCGCACCTCGGCCTCGGTGTAGTCGGCATGAACGCCCGCCTGCGCAGCCGCAAGCGCCATCACGGTTTCGAGCTGCTCGCCGAACGACGCGATGTGTTCGAGCATCTTCGCCACGTGCAGGATGTCGAGCGCGCCGATCGTGTCGGCGCTGATGTTCACGAGGTCGCCGGCGTAGTAGTACGCGGGAGTCTGCGACACGATCAGCATGTCGCGCACATCCGACTCGTGCTCTTTCAGGAACCCCGACAGGTCGGTCGCGTCGAGCTGCCCGAACTGTGCGTTCTCCCCTTCGCTCGCCCACACCGCGGACGGCGAGGGCACGAACGGCTGCTCAACGACCGTGAGCCCGGTCGCCTCGTCGATCCGCTTCCGGAACTTGTGCCCCTTGATCCACTTCTGCCGGAACCCGGAGTACCTCGACGCCGCCATGCGGTTCAACACGCCGAGGTTCACACGGTCCTGAATGTCGAGGACGCCGAAGAACTCAGGCTCGGGATCCTCGCCCAAGTCGGGCATGCGGGCGAACTCGACGAGCGGCAGCATCCCGAGGTCGTGCGGCTCGCCCTGGTCGCTCTTGCCGATGTACTCCCACGAGTCAGGCCCCCACGGCAGCCGCCGCCCGTAGCAGCGCTCGGTCGTCCGGTAGGGAAACACGGTGTCGTCGAACAGCACCCACGCGTACCCGTAGCCGTCGACGTCGTCGTGCCGCGCCTTGAGCCCGACGTACGGCTCGCCCGTCGCCGGATCGGTCTCGACGATCGCCTCGCTCGGGTGCTCGGCCGTGATCAGCGGCGAGGGCCGGCCGTTCTCCTCGGTCCGGGTGGGGTGCGGGCCGACGGACATGTACCCGACGCTCTGCGCCATGGCCACGCGCCACACGAGTTTCTGCCGCGAGTCGAGCCGGTTCGCCTGCCACCAGCGAGAGGCGTTCGCGTCGGGCTCGCCGTCCGGGCCGGTCACGCCGAGCGCATTGAGGCGGTGCACGGACGCGTTGGCGATCAGTCCGCAGAAGTTCGTGCGGCTCTTGCGCTGGAAGTCGACGAAAGCGGCCTCGGCGTTCTTCGGCAGCTCAGGCAGCATCGGCCGGCCCCGGTAGTAGCGCCACCATTCGTCGAGCCGCCCCTGCCGCTTGCGCAGCTTCCGGCCGAGGCGCAACAGCCACCAGTCCGGCGAGTCCGGGGTTTCGTCAAGCATGGCGGACCGCCTTCTCTCGTGAACGACTTCGTACGGATCTCGGATCCGGGCTACCGCGCTGCGCTACTTTGCTGCGATGCAGCTCATCCCGACCGAAGCGACGCCGACGATCGCACTCGCTTCCCTTGTCGTCGCTGTTTGCGCGGCTGGCGTCGCGTTGGCGGCACTCCGCAAGGGAGGACCGGCAGTCAAGGTTCAATGCAACGTCGTGACTCCGGACCCCGACACAGCAGCCCTCGAACTGGAAGTGATCAACACAGGGCGGGGTGATACGACGATCGATGTCGAACGACTCAATGTCGAATGGATGTACAACGACCGCCGAAGTCATATGGACGTGTTCTCTCCACAGTTCGACAAGGCACTGCCGCTTCGCTTGTCGGGTAACTCGTCAATCAAGCTCACGGCCCCCGCGACCCGGCTTCTTGTCTACCGAGAGCGCTACACGCTGAGTTACTCGCTGCACATGAAAGTCGGCGGACGAAACCGCAGCGTCCGCATCTCGCTCCCGAAGGAAGCGCCGGACGAAACGCCGCCGCCTCCTCACACCTTGCTGACTTGACCTCAGAACGTCCCGCCGAACATCTCTTCTTCCTCGGCAGTGATCCCCTTCGCGATCGCGTCGAGGCGGCACTGCCACGCGAGGACCGAGGCGACCGCAGCGTCGATCTTCTTCGGACTGTCGGGGTGCGCCTTGCCGATCTGCAGACCCGAACGGCCGGGCCGACGGCGGGCGTTGCACAGATGCCGCACGAGCGCCGACGAGCTGTCGTGCGTCAACTCGCCCTCCGTGAGCGCGGTGTGGAACTTCTCCAGCGCCCGCACGATCAGTACCGACCGACCGCCGGTCATCCACCACTCGATCGGGTGCTGCCGGGTCGCCTGCACCTTCAGGCGCGGCCCGTACGCCGCTTCCCAATCGGCCACGTGGCTTTCCCACTTGGCGGGGTCGGCGTACATGCCGACCACGTCGTACGTCGCGAACGCCTCGTGCACCGCGGCGAGCACCTCGACGACGGGCACCTGCCACTCGATCGGCTTGCCATCCGGCCCGAGCTGCGGCCGCTCGGGCTGCTCCCACACGCCGATCGTGAACAGGTGCCCATCCGACAGCCGGCACCCGATCAGCGCCGTCGCATCGGTCACCCCACGCGCGCGCTTCCGCGAGCCGTCGAACCCGATCACAATCCGGTCGCCAGGCTGCACAACGCGGGCGACGTCGGACGACGCCCGCACCTCGGGCTCGGTCAGCCACGCGTCGGCCGCGTGCGTGATCTGGTTCAACAAGTCGGCCCGCAGATCCTGCGGCTCGTTCGACGTGTCGTAGAACTCGCTCGTGAGCCGCTCGATCGGCGACCAGCCGGGCCCACACGGCGGATCGTGCAGCACGCACCCGTCGGGGTGATCGCTGCTGTCGCCGTACGCGTACCGCAGGCCGGCGACGAGGGACTGCTCGTCGGTCATGTCGGTCTCGGGCGGCGCCTCACGGTGATCGGCGAGGATCCCTCGCGCCCGCGACCGGCCGTCGATGATCGCCTGATAGTCCGATGCCGACTGCTCGGCGACCGAGCCACCACCCGGCGTGTACGCGTTCGGCGTCTCGATCAGGCTGCCGCCCAGCTTCGCGGCGTTGAACCGCATCACCTTCGCGAGCCGCACGCCGCCGTTGGTCGCCGTCCATTCCTCGGTCTGGTCGAGCGACGCGAAGCACGCCGGGTCACCCTTGGTCGACGTCGCCGACGAGGTGATCGGAGACACCTCGCCGCGCGGCAGATAGATCACGGTGTCGAGGCATTCGAGCCCGTAGTCGGTCGACAGCGACCGCCCGCGCGCCATCTCCAACAACGGGATCCACGTGTTGTCGGTCTGCTGCTCGGTCACGGCTGCGATGCGCACGAGCGGCGTACGGATCGAGTGCCACGGCCGGCCGACCGGCTCGCCATACGAGTCGAACCCGTCCGGCACGACGTCGGCACACGCCTCGGCGAGCGCGATCGCCCCGACGAACGGCGACTTCCCCCAGCCTCGCGGCCGGCTGAGCAGCGCCCGGTGAATGACCCGCTTGCCGGTCACCGGGTGCAGCTCGTAGTACCGCAGCAGGAACTCGGCCTGTTCCTTCGTCGGGATGTACGGCGCTCCGTCGTCACGGCCGGGCTGCGCGAGATTCCCGATCATCCAGTCGATGACGTACCAACCGAGCGTCGGGAACTCGCCCTCGTACTCCGGGCCGCGCCATGGCATGACGCCCCCTTGCTACGCGCTGCCGCCCTCGGCGGACTTCCCGCCGTTGATCGGCCGCAGGTTCCCGTACAGCTCGCGAGCCGGCGGCACGCCCGAGCTGCCGCGCCCCTGGTCGGCGCCGTCCGCCTCGGCGAACACCATGCGCAGCCGGGCCCGGTCCGCGGGCGTCGCCCCGAACGCCGCGACGCGCAGCCGCAGTTCGCCCGCGGCCGTCAGATCGCCGCGCCACAGCCGGGCGTGAATCAGGGCGGTGTCGAGTAGGTACTGCCAGTCGGACGACCCGAAGTGATCGGCCTGCGGCGAGTCGATCCACATCTGCCACCACTCGCGGGTGCGCTCGGGCCACACGAACTCGACGAGGTCGCCGTCGCGCTCGATCCGGAAGTCGGGCAGCTCGGGCGCCTCGGCGTGCTCCCACCGGAGCACAGTCTGCGGCACTGAGTCAGCGTTGCGCCGTACCTTGCGCCCTTTCGGGGGCGGTCCGTTGCCTGCCACGGCTGTGCCTCCATTCCGCCCCGCCGATACGAGACTGCTGGTTGGTTTCAGGACGCTTTTCTGATGGCTACGAGTGTTAAAGGGGAGGACGTGGCCAGTCCCGCCCAGTGAGGTCCTTGGACGCTAAAGGAGTGGCAGCAGAGCGGATTGACTGAAGCCTTCGCGCTGACTGTGGACGGATGCCAACCTGTGCGAGATAGTCCGACGAGGGCGACGCTCGGAAACTGGGGGAATGATGGATGATTCTGCAGAGAACACAGAAAGCGACGACTCCTCGCAGGTGGAATGTCCATTCTGTAAGGAGGAAATTCGGAAGGGGGCAACGAAGTGTAAGCATTGCGGATCAAGTGTTTCTGCGGTGCTACCGGCCCATGGGGGTATCTGTCCCTTGTGTAAGGAGCGAATCCATGCTGAGGCGCTGAAATGCAAGCACTGTGGATCAATGCTCGACGATAGCGCTCCATCATCCGGCTGTGGATGTTCCTCGCAGCGTGCCTCTGCGAACCAAGCAGAATTCTCGGAGTCATCGATGAACATGCTTCCGGCGCTTTTTGCTGCGGGGTCAGCAGGTGGTAGCGGCGGCTCTGGATCGTGGGCCCCATGTCATCTGGAGTGTGGGCGGCCTTGGTGCTTCCGCCTATATGGGCGAACCTACTGCTCATATAGCTGCCGAATGGTGTGTGATAAGACCGCCTAGATCCAGGGCAGCTAAAGATCCATGTCTACTCGCGGGCAGATTGCAGCCACTCGATCACGTGCTGCAGATTGGCGAGGCGCTGCGGGGTGCCGCCGAACGTCCGCCCCGTGACTGCGATGTACCGCCCGGTCGCGTACACCTCGACCGTGCCCTCGCCGAGCCGTAGCCGGCGCCCCGCGTTGCCCGGCAGTCGGCCGTGCCCCCACACGTGCAGCCCGTCGCCGCCCTGCGACACCTCGACCCACGTCGAGCCGTCGACCGTGTCGAGGACGTTGCGCGCCCAACCCGCGACCGTGCCCTCGTCGTTGAGGCAGTGATCGAGGTCGAGGCAGACGACGCCGTCGCCGTCGAGGACGAACCCGAGCCCGACGCCCGCAGCCGAGCGGGCGGCGTCGCGGTAACGCGACCAGGACGCCGGGTCGGTGCTGCTCGCGACCGAGCCGTCGACCGCGACCGGAACCTTCCGCGAGGTGCGCCGGACCCATCGCGGCCGGCTCGTTAGCTCGGCCGGGATCTCTCGTGCCGCTCGATGAGCAGCAGCTCGGCACGCCGGCCGACAGAACCGCGCGTGCCGCCGAGCCGTGATCGGCATCGGCTCGTCGCAGTGCTCGCAGGGGCGCCTCGTCGTCATGGGTCCATGATATCCCGGCGTACGCTTTTAGCGCTCTGACCTGCATGCATCAGGTTCGTATCGGGAGTGCGGCAGGCTGAGAGGCGATGTGCGGCCCCTCAACCGCGCGCCATCAAATCAGCCTGCCGCATCCCTGCCCGCCCGCCAGCGGACCGCCCACGCCCCGCAGCGTGGCCGTTTTTCCCAGACCCGTACAGAACCAGGCCCGCAGCACCTCCCGAGCGCCAAGCAGGGCGGGGAGGGGAGTCACCCCCCACCTTCGATGATGCCGATGGTCAACTTTGGGCAACCCGCCGTTGTGAACCAAGTGCCGAAAAGGCCACCGATCAGCGGCTGTCCCAGGGCGAAGGCGGTGACCGCGCATCCAAAGATGATCAGGCAGCGGGAAGTGGGTGACAGATCGCCAGGAGTCCATGTGGCGGACCGAAGTGACTCGATCTTTGATCGAAGTTGTCCGGCCTCGCGCTCTCTCGCGCTGACCAGCGTCGAGAATGCCTTGACGGCAGCCTTTTGCATGTCCACTGGATCGCTCGGCATGTACGTCGCACCTACCTGCCGAGCTGTCTCGACTGCTCGGTACGAGTACACGCGCATGTACTGCTCGATCGGCTTCAAGGCTCCGCCATCGGTGAGCCGTAGCCAGGCATCGACTAGCGCTTCCCCGAAGTCGGCTGTCTCGCGCATCTCGTCGGGTGACATGTGTTCTGTTTCGAGTTGCCGAGTCCACAGGTCATCCATGGTCAGTACGCCGAACGCCTGAGTGAGCCACCCTTGCGCCGTTGCGTCCTCGTAGAAGCTGTTCACGTGCTTGCTCCCGCCGTCGTGCCCGTCTCCCCACGGAAGCGTGGGGGAGGGTACGCAGCGACCGGGGGTACGCCATACGGGGCGGGGGGTCAGATCAGGCCGGGGTGTCGCTCCGGGGGGCGGGTCATGCGTACGGCCCACCGTGCCGCGTTGCCCTGCGCGCTGCTCTTCTTCGCGTGACAGTCCTCGCACAGCGCCTGCAGCATCTCGATCCGGTGATCGTCCTTGTCGCCGACGTGGTCGACCTGGTTCGCCGGGCGTGCGCACGGGCGGCCGTCGATCCGGTTGCGACACCGGTACGCGTCGCGCTGCAGCACGGCCGGCCGGATCGCGGTGTACCAGTCGGGCGGCAGCTCGGCCCGCCGGGTGCTGCCGACCCACCCGCCGCTCATGCGTCGTCGTCCTCGTCGTCCTGGTCGCGGCCGTCGACGTACGGCTCGGCGCGCTCGGCGCTGCTGTCGAGGGTGACGTCGGGCACGAACCCGAACGTCTTGCCTCGCTCGGTCGGTTGGTCGCTGCGCAGGGCGTCGAGGATGCGGAGCGCTGAGTTCTCGACGTCGTCGAGCTGCTTGCGGCTGTACCCCTTGGCTGTGATCTCGACCTCGCGGACCCCGTCCGACAGGTGTACGCGCATGGGACGGGGTCCTTTCCGAGGCGGGATCAACTGACGCCGGTTGCCTCGCTGTTGACCATGGTCGCGAGGACGCGCGCGGCAGCTTCCTTCTTTGCCGGTACCGGGATCATCATCACTTGCTCGCCGTTCTCGACGGTGATGAACAACTGCGTCTGATCTTTCTTCAGCAGCAGCGCGAACACTCCGGTCAGTAGGACTCGGGTCGCGGTGACCCGCTTGCCGGCATCCTCGCCTCGCTCGATGGTCATGCGGGCGCCGTCGATCGGTATCGGGTCCTGATTCGGAGCGCGGAACTTTCCCCCCATGACCGTGATGCCGGCGGACGCCGCGGCTTGGGTGATCTGCCGTTGGCGGCGCGCTGCGGCTTTTTCCTGGTCGTTCTTCTTACTGCCGAACACGGGTCCCCCCTCGTAGTTCTGAACGAGGGTCCATGGTGCCTGTGTTGCGGGGGATGTGGCCAGCATGTAGCGCGCGGGGCGGGCAGCAAACCCGCCATGGTTCGTATCTGTCTCCGCCCCGCGCGAGTGGGGGTGGCGCCGCCTCGGGGGAGTTGAGGCGGCGCCGTGCCGGTCGAGGGTGGGGTGCCCGGCCGACTGTTGGGGGAATGACGAACGCCCCGCGGTAGGCGGGGCGTCGGGTGGCTTCTGTGTCAGGGCATGGCTGACTTGCCGCCAAGAATGCGACAGGTGATCGTCCGGAGTCAAGCGAGGGCGGCGTGTTGAGAGTGAGATGGGTTCGTGCGCTCGCCCGCTACTACCTGTAGACGATCTCTCTACCTTCACCCCCCCATATATGGGAGGGGAGGGGAACGCGCGCACGCGAGTCCCTAGGGAGTCCCCTAGGGACAGATCGTGTTGACCTGCTAGGACGTATTTTTATCGACGATAGATGTAGTGATCATTCGTCGATCTTTCGCGCGCGAATCGTTGAGGAACCGCATGCGATTCATGAATCATCGCCGTTTCTTGGGCAGCTCTCTTGCTGCGCGTGCCCGTTCGACTTCGGCCATCGCTCGGATGCGGTCGTTGTCGACTTCGCCGCGCGCGCGAATGATCTTTGTGTATGCGGCAGCAAGCCTTGTCAGGGCTGCAGTCACGCCCGCCAGGATGGCCAGGAAGACAGTCACCGCTTGGGGGGCGTCCGGGGGCGTCAGGTGGCCGTGTTGATCCCAACTGTGGGTCAGGTCGTACGTGCCGAGGCATACGACCAGCACACAGCCGAGGACAACGAGGTACAGCCCGTAGGAAAAAAGGCGTTCACTTGTCAGCATCCACACCTGACTGCCGGCGGATGCCGGTGTCGGGGACTCGTGGATGTTGTCCATGTAGCCCTCTACCACCCGCCGGGATGGCCCCCATGGCTGGTTTCGTACGTGGCGCGTATACAAAGCGATAGGGAGGCCGATCGAAGCGGCCAGAATGGCTAGGTTGACGATCGTCAGCACAGACACGATTCATGGTGACCTACAGCACACCAGGGCGTACGCGAAATGAGCCAACTGCTATCGCGTGACGTGACTGCGCCCCGTGCCGCGAGTGTGCGGTACGGGGCGCGGGTGTGGTGGGCCGAGGCGCTACTCGGTGTCGGCGACGCTCACGACGAGCTGCTGCAGCTTTCCGCCAAAGGACAGCCGGCCTGTGGGGACGTCGGCACCGTTGGCGCCTGCGGCGAACGCGTCGGCGACGAACGCCGCGATCTCGTCGAGGGTCATGAACTTGCCCGCGGGCGCGTGTTCGATCTTCTTCGGCATGGTTCCTCCGTGCTACTTGCGCGGGCCGTTCTGTGACTTCCAGCCTGCCAGGAACCCGCTGTTGTTGTTGATGTACGTCGGTCCCTTGCGCACCGCCCGGCGGCCGGTCGGCCGCGCCCACACGAGCCCGCACACCGCGGCGGCCGCGAGGAACTGCACGAGGCTGTCGACGAAGATCTGCAGCGCCTGCATGCCGAAGTACGCGCCGACGCCCGCCCCGGCGGCGAACACGCCCTTCGCGGCGGTGCGTTGGGCCTGCGGGTCGATCCCGGACGGCGCGGCTGGCGCCATGGGCACGGCCGGTACGTACTCGGGCCCGTACTGCGGGTGCAGCATGCCGTCGATCCGCACGTACCCGATCACCCGCATGCCGGGCGGCGGGGCGGGCGCGAGGTGCTGCTCGGCGGCAGGGGTGATCTGTGAGACCGAGACGACGCGCGGTACGAGGCTCGCGTCGGTCTGCGGTCTGGTGTACGGCTCGGGGAACATGCGGCAGTCCTTCGGCGAGCGGTCAGTGCGCGGGGTGCTGCGGGCGGCGCGGGGTGTGCGGCATGGGGTGTGCGATCGCCTCGCTCAGCTCGCGCACGGCGAGCCCGATCCGCTCGACGCCGAGCAGCGCGAGCACGATCACGGCTATCGCCTGTGCGGGGGCGTGCGGGTTCCATGCGCTGTGCGGGTCGACACTCGCGGCGCACAGGACGCCGATCGCCAGCAGAGCGGCGCCCCGGATCACGTCGGAGACTCCGAGGATCGCGCCGGCGATGTACCGGCGAGCGTTCGAGCGGCGTCGGCGGACGGCGCGGGGGACGTGCACAAGTTCCGTGCTGGTCACGGCTGTACTCCGTTCTCGGGTCGTACGGCGTAGCGGCCGTAAGAGGGTTTGTGCACGCGAGGGTCGGGGCCGAGCCATCGGCCGATCGTGGCGGCGTGCGGTACTTCGACGCCGGGGTGCAGGCGGGCGAACACGTCGCGGATCGCCTCGGGCCCGATGCCGTTCGGGCCGGACTTGAGCACGATCTCGAACACGATCGCCTTGCGCGGGTCCTCGCCGGGCTGCTGTACGTCCTCGACCGCGGCGCCGAGGTCGGGCGGGGTGTAGCCGAGCCCGCTCGCCTCGAAGATGCCGCGAACCTCGGCGTCGAGGTCGGGGTCGCCGCCGCGGGCGGTCGCGTCGTCGATCTGTTCGTGAATGCGACGCATCGCGGCGTCGGCGTCGGCGATCGCGGCGTCGCCGGTCGGGATCGGCTCGGCAGGCTTGCCCCAATCGGCGGTTGGGTCGGTCCATCCCTCGCGTGCCGACTGTTCGACGACGGGCTTGTCGAGGACGGCGACGACGGCCGGTGCGGGCAGTACGGCGCCGTTGAACAGGTGCTCGGTGTTCTCCCACCGCTGCTCGTACGCCTTTCCGGCCGCCGACCGCGACAGCTCGTCGAGTTCAGGCCGGTACTCGGCCGTCGCGACGACGATCTTCGCGATCTCGCTCGGCGTAATGCGGTACACGACCAACGGGCGCGCGGGGTCGTCGAGAACCTTGACCGCGCCGGTACCGGCGACGGGCATGTCTTCCGGCGAGATCCTGTCGCCCCACCCCATCAGGTACGCGATCTCTCGCTCGTCGCTCTTCATGGCGATCTTGAGACCGGACTGCGCGACGAGCTGCGGCTCTTCGAGCACATCCTGCGTCGCCCGCAGCGCCGAGGCGATGACGTTGCACGCCACAGCGCGGGCGAGTTCGACGACCTGCAGCAGCACGTCGCCCGCCTTGCGCAGGATCGGGTCCTTGCGTGCCTTGCCCGAGTACAGCTCGGCAACCTCGTCGGCGTTTGCGATGATGCCGGGCACGGTCGGACTCACGGGGATCTTGTCGTCGTCCGCCTCGATCTGCAGATCGGCGTATCCGGGCTTCCTGGCCTTCGCGATGCGCAGCAGCGCCTCGGCCATGGCGAGCACGCGCTCGGGGGTGTCGGCGACCCAATCGATCGGCGGCCGGCCGGGGCGCCCGGCTTTGTGCCATGCGCGCAGCCACGGCAGCGCGAGCGAGCCGCCGTTGAGGTCGATCACCCACACGAGTACGTCGATCATGCGGAGTTGGCCCGCGAGCGCCACGTTCATCAGGTTCGACTTGCCCGACCCCTTCCGGCCGGTGAAGATCGCCGTCAACTCCCGGACGCACGGCGCCGACTCGCTGCCGTCCTTGTGGCGGCCGAGCTGTAGCCCGTCGTTCATCGATCGCGGCGAGTAGTCGTCGGGGTACGGCGTCGGCCCGCTCGCGATCTGATTCTCAGTCTCGACGTTCGCGAGGAACGAGCCGCGGTCGGCGCCCTCGGTGATCTCGACCGAGCAGCCGTTCGGCAGCCGCGCATCGCCAGCGAGACCGTCGCCGCAGCGCTGCATGTCGCGCCACGTGTACCCGCCCTCGGGCAACCGCCCTTCGAGCGTCATGCCGCCGCTGTCCCACACCTCGACGCCGACGACCTGCACGCCGTCGATGCCGCTCACGCGGGAGAAACGAGCGGCCCAGTCTGCGGCGATCGCCCGGTGCCTGCGCTGTACGTCGGCGTACTCGACGGCGGCCGCCTCGGCTGCGAGCTGCTCGGCGGCCCGGCGGCGTGCCGTGCGGTTGCCGGCGAGGGCGGCGCCCAACCCGACCGCGCCCGCCCCGAGCGCTTCGAGGCAGTTCATCGTCCACGGGCCGGCGGTGATTGCCCACGAGCACCACATTCCCGCGCCGACCCATGCGGCGGCACGGAGTACGAGGCTGCCTTGGCTCGCGCCGGACTGCCGGCCTGCGATGTGCGAGCCGACGAGTCCGGCGCCCGCCACCGCGGCACCCCACCAGGGGGAGACGCCGGCCGCGTTCGCCGCGTACGAGGCGGCGAGCGCGGAACCGGCGGCGCTGAGCGGGGCAGTGAACGGACCGTGCCCCGATTCCCAATCGATCTGCACTGTCTGCCCTTTCAGAGACTCGCGTCGGCGTTCGCGCGCACGTCCCACTGCGACTCGCCCTGTCGGCCCTTGCGCGGCGCCTGCAGGCGGGCGATGTCGAGGTCGTGCAGCTTCCGGAACGCGGGCGCGAGGTCGCGGGCGAGCTGTGCCGCCTTCATCTCCAACAGGTAGATCTGCTGCATGATGTCGACGATTCGAGGGTCGAGCGGCTGCTCGGCGTCGGCCCGCGCCGTCGAGATCTTGATCGAGTTCGCGACATGTTCGAGGGCGTCGGGCAGCGACGCGAAGTCGCGGCCGACCTGCATCATGCCGTCGGGCGTGTACGTCGTCGCTATGCGTTCCATTTCCATTGCGGGTGCAAGGAAGTGATGTCCGCCGGTCATGCGTCCTCCAGTGTTCGAGGGGGAACCGCCGACGGTCGTCGGGCGGCGTACGTACGGGGCGATCGGGGCCGGGGCCGACGCGATCGTCGGGCCGGTCATGGCGGGACCGTTCGCCGCTTGACGCGCGGCACGGGTGCGGCGCCGGCGTTGCCACACGGCGCGCAACGTGGCGAGTCCGCCTCGCCAACTGCGTTGCCACAACGCCGCGGTGAGACCGGCGAGCCCGGCAAGGGCGCTATCCCAGACCGCGCCCGCGGCGCGGACGACTCGGCGAGCAGCAGCTCGTCGCGCCGCCTCGGTCCTGCGCCACAGTGCGCGAGCAGGGGCGGCAGCAAAGCGCCCCATGTGACCGATGCCGCGTGCGGTGCGCGCGACGCCGCGCCCCGTG